CCAAGATACAGGATGTCCAGCATTTTCGGATTCATCTAAAATAACAGATGAAGATATTCAGAAGGCAATACTATATTTGAATGAAGAATCACCGAAAACTTTAATTGCTTATTCTCGCGGTGGTGCAATACTTCTTCAAGCATTATCTATGGGTGCAAAAAAGCCAGATACGGTTTATTTGGTTGCACCAGCTTGGAACAGACAATGGCCAACTGTATCATTGACTGGATCCGAAATTAGTGGGAATGGTGCTATAATTCATGGTGGTAGTGATAATATAGTTCCTTTGAAACATTCTGTTATGTTGGCAAAAGCAAGTGGTATGCCATTGTATGTTTTTCCATCATTGAATCATGTTAGTATACTAAAAAATAAGGATAATCCAACCTCTGGCAAACAGGTAAGGGATGTTACCAGTGCAAAGGCATTTCATGTTATGGCAGTTCTTCCGGATTGGGGACCAACCGGTAAAGCTACTGATGAAGAGTTAAAAGTGCAAGAGGAATATGTTAATACAATATAGAGAGAGAAATTTATGAAAAATTCTTTAAAAAATTTGGTCAAAGAAGTTAGGGTAAAACTTAACGAAGATGAGGCACAAGACGAATTGAAATCAATTCTTAAAAAAGATTATGCATCGTTTGTAAAAGAATTAGGTGACAACATAAAGGATCCAAAATTCGTTGATGCTATAAAGTCTCTTAATAGTGCTTCACCGGTTAAAGTAACAGGAATTAGTCCAGTGTGTACAGACTTACAACCAACTCAAAATGAAGTTGTTATGGATAAGTCTTTGAGTTATCCACTTAAAGATGCTACAAGTGCAGAAACATTTTTGAAAGGTGGTGTGGTTGCTGTTGCTGGTAAATCAATAGTAACTGCTGGTGGTGGTAAGTATGTTATAGACGGACACCATAGATGGTCACAAGTATTTTGTATAAATCCAGAAGCAAAAATTAAGGCAATGGATTTATCCGATATTAAAAAACCAATAGAAGCATTGAAGGCAACACAAATCGGTATTGCAGCTCAAACTGGTGCAGTTCCTACAGCAGCTGGTGGTGGTGTTAATTTGTTTACTGTTGGTGAATCAGAATTGAAGAAATATGTTATAGATAACATACAAGAACCAGTTGTGGAAGTATTTAAGAAATATGGTAAAGGCGATACACCAGAAGCGATTGCTGATTATATTTGGGGTAATGTCCAAACATTGAAGAAACAAAGTCCTCCAGTTGCTGGTGCACCAAAGCGTGATGTTATGCCTCAAACTGACGATGCTCCTCAATGGGTAGATAATACTTTCAATGTTGAGAAATTGCCAGAGGCAGTTGTCCGTAGATTGAAAGAACTTATGAAATACAACAAGAAGTGATAATATATCGCCAACTAAAAAAATGATAAAATGGGAAATCTTCGGATTTCCCATATTTATTTATAGAAAAAATTGCTTGCTTATTAAACATTAAATCATTATATTAGTATTGTCCTATTAGAACTAACATTCTTTTAGTAACAGTTAATCATTATTCATTACACATTTGGAGAAACAGCATGAGTATTAACCTCGATGCAATCAAGAGCCGTTTGAACTCTTTGAAAAACACAAACAATCGCACATCAAACATTTGGAAACCCGATCCGGGCGAAACCCAAATTCGTATTGCCCCTTACATTCACAATAGAGAAAACCCTTTCATTGAATTGTATTTTCATTACAATATCGGTAAGCGTTCTATTCTTTCACCCGTATCATTTGGTCGTCCTGATCCAATCGTTGAGTTTGCTGAGAAGTTGAAACAAACTGGAGATAAAGAAGATTGGGTAATGGGTAGAAAACTTGAACCAAAAATGAGAGTGTATGCACCTGTTATCATTCGTGGTCAAGAAAATGAAGGTGTTAAGTTTTGGGGATTTGGTAAACAAGTCTATGAAGAACTACTTGCTTTCTTTGTTGATCCCGATTACGGTGATTTGTCTGATCCTAAATCTGGTCGTGATATTGTTGTTACCGTTAAGTCACCAGAAGAAGCTGGTAAAACTTATGCAGAAACAACTATTCGTGTTAAACCAAAAGAAACCCCAATCACAGAATCTCAGGATGTTCTTGAAAAAATTAAGACACAACCACAGATTACTGAATTGTTTCCTGAGCCATCATATGATGATTTGAAAATTCAATTACAAACTTGGATGGGTACTTCGTCACAAGAAGAACCTGCAGCTGATTTGAATTACAAACAAGAAAAGAGTGAGAAACCCACATCATCTGCTGATGATATTGGCGTTACATTTGATGACCTATTTTAATAAGGGTGCGTTATGGCAAAATCAAAAAGTGATTTATCCGATGAACTCGGTGGAGTCATTGCCGAAACTATAAACAAACAATTCAAAGCTCAAAACATTAAGACCGCTTACTTTCTTGAAGGTGATAGTGATGCACCTACGATAGTAAAAGAATGGGTAGGAACTGGTTCAACCATGTTGGACTTGGCCATTTCCAATCGTAAGTATGGTGGTTTTCCTGTTGGTCGTGTATCTGAAATAACAGGTCTCGAACAATCTGGTAAATCTCTATTGGCAGCCCATGCACTTCTCAACACACAAAAGAAAGGTGGTCTTGCTGTTTATATTGATACCGAGAATGCTATTGCTACTGAGTATTTAAGTGCAATAGGTCTGAACTTAAAAGATATGTTATACATTCCATTGGAAACCGTAGAAGATATTTTTGAAACAGTTGATGTTATCATTGAGAAAGTTCGTTCATCCGATAAAAATAGATTGGTAACTATTGTAGTTGATTCAATCGCCGGTGCATCCACTAAAACAGAAATGGCTGCAGATTTTGATAAAGACGGTTATGCTACGGCAAAGGCACTTATCATTTCAAAGGCAATGAGAAAAATTACAAATCTTATCGGTAGAGAAAGAATTTGTTTGATTATTACAAACCAACTTCGTCAGAAACTTAATGCTCCAGCATTCTCTGATCCTTGGACAACACCTGGTGGTAAAGGTATTCCTTTCCATGCATCTGTTCGTCTTCGTCTGTCTTCAATCGGTGCCATCAAGGCAAAGAAAGAAGGTCGTGATGAAATTGTTGGTTCGAGAGTTAAGGCAAAGTTAGTTAAAAATCGTTGTGGTCCTCCATTACGAGAGTGTGAATATGAGGTTTACTTTGATAGTGGTATTGATGATTACAGTAGTTGGCTTACTGTTATGAAAGAACACAACCTTGTATCTCAATCTGGTGCTTGGTATTCATGGACAGACAAACGTTCTGGAGAAGTTATCAAATTTCAATCCAAAGAATTTGTTGAAAAGATTATGAGTAATCCTGAATTATACGATATAGTATATGATGAAATTGCTGATAAGGTGATTATGAAATACAAAAAGTTGGATGAAGCCAGAATTGACGATGTGACACTTTCAAATGAACCATTACTACAAGATGAAGTATAGAAAATTATGGGGTAAAATAATTTTACCCCATACTTATAGCATATACATATTTTTTTTTGGAGTATTTAATATGGGTAAGACGATAAAATTAAAGGATCTAGTGCAAGAAGGGAGATCCATACATGAAAAGTTTAACAAAAAAATGAATGAAGCACCTTTCGGGAATGCACCCATTGGGAATATACCTCCTGGAATGCCAGGTGGTCGATCCATAACTATAAAAGAATTGATTGCAGATTATGTGATTTTCCGTAAAGAAGAAGAATACAGCAGGAATATGGAAGACACAAAAGATGCTCAAATGCAAATAAAATCATTAGAGCAACAAATAAAAAAAATGAAAGGTAATGCATTTTTTGAAATGGTGGAGGAATTAGCAAGGTTGGTTCTTTACTATGAAGAATATGCTGGACCCCAAGAATCAAGAGAGATAGAACAACAAATACGTCAGATGGCTCCACAATTAGGCATATCGGCAAATGATTATATTTAATAAACGATTATTAACTAATAGCCAATTAAGAACTATACAGAGAGAATCATCCGATTCTCTTTTTTTATTTTGCAATGTCATATTATTTTCGTATATTAGTATTGATAAAACAATATATGGAATTGGTTACAATGAATAAAAAATATCAAAGACTTTTACAAGAAATAGAAACAGAAAAGGCTGAACAAGGAAACCTACATCGTGATAGTAAGGTTTTGATTGTTGATGGGATGAATTTATTTATACGCACCTTTTCTGCCATTCCCACATTAAACGAAGATGGTGTTCATGTTGGTGGTCTTTCTGGCTTCTTAAAGTCTCTTGGAGCAACAATCCGTATGGTTAATCCCACGCGGGTTGTTGTGGTCTTTGATGGTAAGGGTGGTTCACAAAGAAGAAAAGAAATTTATTCAAACTATAAGGAAGGTAGGGCAATCAAATCAAGGTTAAACCGTGTAGTAGGATTTGAGGATATTGATGATGAGCAATCATCTATCAAATATCAACTGTTTCGTGTTTTTTCATTCCTACAAAATCTGCCACTAACAATACTCTCCATTGATAAAATCGAAGCAGATGATGCGATTGCCTACCTTTCTTCTTATTTCAAAGAAAAATGTGTTATCCTATCAAACGATAGAGACTTTTTGCAATTAGTCTCCGATAGGGTTGGTGTTTATTTGCCAACTAAAAAGAAAATGTATACTCCAGAAAATCTTTTGGAAGAAACTGGTATATGGTGTGAGAACTACATCATATACAAATCAATTCTTGGTGACAAGAGCGATAATGTTGCTGGTATAAAAGGTATTGGTGACAAATCAATTCTCAAACATTTCCCTATATTATCAGAAAAAAGAAAAATAAATTTGGAAATGTTCATAGAATTTTGTAAATTGTATGATAACAAATCGAAGGCAATTCAAGAACTAAAACAAAATCTGAAAGTGTTGGAAACCAATCATCGTATAATGCAACTTGAAGATGTTGATATTCCATCATCAACTAAATCTACAATTCGTAACATAGTTGATGGTGAAATTGGTGGAATAAATAAGATTGAGTTAGACAAATTGTTTGTAGAAGATAAACTACAAAATGTTTTATTGAATTGGGACGAGTGGTTGAAGAAAAATTTTACAACATTAAATTCGATTAGGAACAAGTATGCAGGATAATTTATCCCAATACGGACATACATTTCAAACAAAAGTTATCACATCACTATTAAACGATAGGTCATTCTTACAACAAGTTTCAGATATAATTGAACCAACTTACTTTGAGTCTCAGGCAAATAATTGGATTGTTGCTAGGATAATGTCTTATTATGAAAAGTATAGAACTGCACCAACTGCTGAAGTATTCAAATCGGAATTGATACAAGTTGAAGATAAAGTTTTGAAAAGCACTATTGCAGATGCTTTGAAAGAAAGTGCAAAATATAAAGACAGCACAGATGGTGAATATGTAAAATTAACTACATTAGAGTTTTGTAAAAATCAAAAGATGAAGGTTGCAATAATTGAGTCTGTTGATTTGCTAAAGAGTGGTAAATATGATTTGATAAAAAAGAAAGTTGATAATGCACTTAAAGCTGGAACTGACAAGGATATTGGTCACGATTACATAATTGATGTTGCAGCTCGTTATGAAGAAGGAGCAAGAACTTGTGTATCTACTGGTTGGAATGTTGTTGATGATATTACAAATGGTGGACTTGCTGAAGGTGAACTTGGTGTTATCATTGCACCTGCCGGCGGTGGTAAGTCTTGGGGATTGGTTAGTCTTGCGGCGAATGCAGTTAGAGCGGGTAAGAGAGTTATTTATTACACACTTGAATTAAATCAGTTTTATGTTGCTCGCCGATTTGATGCATTCTTTACAAAGATTGCTTTTCAAAATCTTGGTGAAGAACATGCACAGGAAAAAATTCGTGATACAATGGAAACTATCAAGGGTGACCTGATTGTAAAGTATTACCCAACTAAAACTGCAAGTATAACAACCGTGTCATCACATATAGAAAAATGTATTAGTCAAGGTAAAAAACCAGATTTGGTTATTGTTGATTATGCAGATTTGCTTAGACCGTCAAAAGCCGGTGATAAACGATTAGAGTTGAATGATATTTATGAGGACCTTCGTGGTATCGGTGGAACTTATGAAATACCTATTTGGACTGCATCACAGGCAAATCGTTCTGCTCTTGAAGATGATGTTATCGAAGGTGGTAAAGTTTCAGAATCATACAATAAAATTATGATTGCAGATTTCATCATGTCACTATCAAGAAAACTAAATGATAAGGTTGGTGGAACAGGTAGATGGCATATTATCAAAAATCGTTTTGGTCCAGATGGTATGACATTCCCAAGTAAAATAAATACAATGACTGGTCACATTGAGATATATGAACCATCATCTGATATGGGACAAAGTGTTACTACTTCCATGAAAGGTGAGGTAAATGTTAAGAAAGCCCTTTCACAGAAATTCAAAGAATTAGAAGGATTCTAATACTTATACCTGACTTCGTTTCGTATCATGTTTCGTTTGTTACGATGAATGATATTATCAACAAACGAGGTTTAAGAATGAAAACACGAATTAGTCATGTAAACGGTAAATATGACTTGGAAACGAGTGCCGATTTATGTGAAGTGTTTTGTGTTCCAACTGGAGAATCATCCAGAGAATTATTTGAAAGTGGATGGTTGCCTGCCGGAAATGACGAGTGGTATCAATGTAGGTCTGCTCGTGTAAAACTAAATCCTATTTCTGGTAACAGAAGAAGGAAGTTAAAAAAAATAAAAGTTTCTAATGATGGTGACTACATACAAATTTTAGAAAATGTAAAACATTTATATCCATCAGTAGTATTTGGCGAAGTTAAAAATGCATTATCAAAACCACACGAAATTTACTATTTCAATGATGATGTTTTTTCTATACTAAATTGGTATGATGACATACCATATGTTCCTGTTTTACTCGGTGGTAGATTAGACAAGACTGGTGTAACACCAATAGTTCACTACTACTTTATAGACAAATTGGTTGGAAACAACTATCCTTATTTATACATTTCCGAATGGTATGAACAGTTCCACTACAAATCAAAATTGCCTGGATTTGAATGGTGGAATGGGGAAAACTGGGTTACAAAATAATTTGAAAAAACCCAATTTTTTATTCAAAACCATATACTTATCTGTGTATGGTTTTGTTTTATAGTAGCAAAATAACGTTTTCAATAAAAAAATCAATGGAGAAATAAATGGACATTAGCAATCGCATCTTGTCTGAAATTACTGTTTATATGAAATATGCTCGTTTCATTCCAGAAAAAAATCGTAGGGAAACATGGGAAGAATTGGTAACTAGAAATAAAGAAATGCACCAAAGAAAATACCCGCAATTAAAAGACGAGATTGAAAATGTCTATAAATTTGTGTATGATAAAAAAGTTTTACCATCAATGCGTTCATTGCAGTTTGGTGGTAAACCAATAGAGATTTCTCCTAACAGAATTTACAACTGTGCTTATTTGCCGATTGATGACTGGCGTGCATTTGGTGAAGTGATGTTTCTTCTTCTTGGTGGAACTGGTGTTGGTTATTCTGTTCAGAAACATCATGTTGAAGAACTACCTGCAATCCACAGACCAAAGAGTAAAGAAAGAAGATTTCTTATTAGTGATTCAATCGAAGGTTGGGCAGATGCAGTTAAGGCATTGATGAAGTCATACTTTACAGGTGGTTCATCTATTCGTTTTGATTATTCAGATATTCGTCACAAAGGTGCTCGTCTGATTACAAGTGGTGGTAAGGCACCTGGTCCAGAACCGCTTCGTATTTGTATTGAGAAGATTAGAGCAATACTTGATTTGAAACAAGACGGTGATCAACTTTCATCTATTGAAGTTCACGATATTGTTTGTCATATTGCAGATGCAGTTCTTGCCGGTGGTATTCGCCGTGCCGCTCTTATATCTCTTTTCTCTGCTGATGATGACGATATGATTTCATGTAAGTTTGGAAATTGGTGGGAACTCAATCCACAAAGAGGCAGAGCTAATAATTCTGCTGTTCTTCTTCGTAGTAAAGTTTCCGAAGAATTTTTCAAAACAATTTGGAAGAAAATAGAATTATCGAATGCAGGTGAACCTGGTATTTATCTTTCAAACGATAAAGATTGGGGAACAAACCCTTGTTGTGAGATTGCACTTCGTCCTTTCCAATTCTGTAATCTTTGTGAGGTAAATGTTTCCGATGTTGAAAGTCAAGAAGATTTGGATGCAAGAGTTCGTGCCGCTTCTTTCATTGGAACATTACAAGCCGGATATACGGACTTCCATTACCTACGTCCTATATGGCAAAGAACAACAGAAAAGGATGCACTCCTCGGTGTTGGTATGACTGGTATAGGTTCTGGTAAAGTTCAAAAATTAGATTTGAAGGCGGCTGCTAAAGTTTCTCGTGAGGAAAACGAAAGAGTTGCTGGTATCATCGGTATCAATCGTAGTGCAAGAACAACAACAATTAAACCTGCTGGAACATCATCATTGACATTAGGTTGTTCATCAGGCATTCATGCATGGCACAATGATTTTTATTTACGCCGTGTTCGTGTTGGTAAGAATGAGGCAATTTATTCTTATCTTGCAATCAATCATCCTGAATTAGTTGAAGATGAATACTTCCGTCCACATGATACTGCTGTTATTGGTGTTCCACAAAAGGCACCAGACGGTGCTATTATGAGAACCGAATCACCATTGCAGTTGTTGGAAAGAGTAAAGTGGTTCAATCAGAATTGGATTAAACCTGGACACAGAACTGGTATGAATACTCATAACATTTCCGCAACAGTTTCAATCCGTGAACATGAATGGGATGCCGTTGGTAATTGGATGTGGGAAAACAAAGAACACTTCAATGGCCTTTCGGTATTGCCTTATGATGGTGGAACATATATTCAGGCACCATTTGAAGATATTACAGAAGAAAAATATAATCAGTTGATGGAAACATTGCATGATGTTGATTTGTCCAAAATAGTAGAATTGGATGATAATACTGATTTATCAGGCGAACTTGCTTGTGCCGGTGGTGCTTGTGAAATAAAATAAAAAGAATAGTGTTATAGTTCTTTGACATAATTTAGGAGAAAAGTTATGGAAAATTTTTTAATGCCATTTTTAATGGGTATATGTGCGGTTACAGTTGTGGCACTAATCACAGTTGTAGTTGTGGGTATATTCCGAATTAACAGATTAACCAAAGAACTTGATAGAACCGTAAAAGAGATTGACAGTATTAAAAGGGTTATTGATTCAAGGGTAGATTCACTTCGTTCAATTCTTGAAAAGGAAGACTTAAATCTTCATCAAAGAATTGACAATATGTTTACATACATAGATGGTCAAGATAGGGACTTGCATCAAAGAATTGACGAATTGGGTAGACAAAATACAATTAACAAATAATTATTATTAACACGGTTGAAGAACTATAACACTTACTATTTTTGAAAAACATGATTAAATTAAAAGATATATTATTAGAAGGTGGAAATTTATTTGCAGATGCAGTTGGTATAAAACAAAGTGAAGTTATGCCAACGGTCAAAAAAATAGAAACTGATATTTTGAAACCATTGGGATTGATTGGATTCGGAACTGATTGTTTCATATTAGGAAGTGCAGGGAAGAAACCTGCCGACCAATTATCCGGTGATTTAGATATTGGTATTTCTATGGATCAAATTGCTTCGGCCAATGAATTGAAATTGAGTGAGGTATTTAATTGGATGTCAGACAAATTAAGTGCCATGGGATATGAAACAGAACCAATGCGTGGGTTTTCACAAATATCTATACCATACGAAATAGTCGGTAGAAATACCGGTGAACCAGTTCAAGTAGATTTTATGTTATCGAATAATTTGAATTGGACACAATTTGTTTATTCGTCTCCAGATTATTCAAAGAGTGAATCAAAATATAAATCTGCGTATAGAAACTTTTTATTGGGTGCAGTTGTTGCTGCATTTGATTACAAAGTATTGAAGAAAACAGATAAAGATGTTCCGATTGAAATTCAAAAATATGTAATGAGACATGATAAAGGAATTTTCAATCTGATAAAAAATTATTCTGGCAAAGGCGGTGGCGTAATTAAGTCCGGAAAAACAATAGCCGGAAGTGAGAGTTTTTTAACACAAACACCGGAAGAAATGGTGAATTTCTTTTTAGGTGATCAATATAGCCCTATGGATATTTCATCATTTGAAAAACTACATGATGTTGTTTTTAACAAACAGAGTAAAGTTTCAGGAATGAGAGAACTAATCCGTAAGTTTTTTATTCAAAATATAACCGATGCAAAATTACCGATACCGGAAATTGTATAGGTTATCAAAGGAGGTTTTATGTCAAAGCAAGAAATCTATGCACAACTGACAAATCTATTCAATGAGTTTACAGTTGCACACAATTCAACAAAAAAGAAAGATGCAGCGGCTGCTCGTAAGGCGGCAAGTGCAATCAAAAAGTTGATTACACCATACAATCAGGCATCTGTTGCCGAAGCAAAAGAAGCAAAATCTTAAACTTGGGTGATGGAAACATCACCCTTTTTTGTTTATCCCATATTTATATTTACAATAGTATTTTTCACACAAAGGTAACTACATGGGATGGCGTAATGTTAAGAGGAAGTGCAAGAAAATACAAAGATGTGCTGGCAAAAGTATGTTTAATACTTGGGACTTTTTTCAATCCGCTTGGATTCGATGCGGCTTTTGCTTTAGTGACAAAACTTACAGAGAGTTACGTACTTACCGATATTATATTCTATTCGGTGGCGCTGTTCTTTTTTGGACTTTATTTTTTATTATCCCGTAAATAATTGGAGGAAATGATGAGTATTTCATCTAGAAAACAACTTTTAGAAGAAGCAGGTAAAGTATTGAAAATGATTCGTGAAGTAGACGAGGGATTAGACAAGAAAGTAAAATCTGCACTTAAAAAAATTGAAACTGCAATCGAAGAGAAAGGAGATAAAACACAAGCTCTTATAGAACTTGCCAAACTTCTTGGTGAAAAAAAATGTGTTACTAAATTAGAAGCCATAAAAGAAATTGAAAAGGCAGAGGAAGGGACTCCATATTTTATAGATCAATATAAAAAAGAAGTTGAAAAATGTTTAATGGATATTGCTAGAGAAAAATTTGATTCAGATGAATATGGTGCTGTTATCAGTGCTATCTGATTTTTTTATTGTTATGTGAGTAATTTTATATTATGAATATCCTAAATTTATTAACGGAATGGTCTAAATCAAAACCTTTTTTATCCGATTTGCTTAATCGAAATAGTGATTGGAAAGATGTTTTATTTCTTGGTTCAAGATCAATAGGTCCAAGATGGTTAAATGAAGAAGGTGCTGCAAAAGAAGAAGCAGCAATTCTTGAAGCTGCGGGACCTATACCATTTGGAACAAAAGCTGTTCCAATACTATACCCTTGTTATGCTACTAAATGGGAAACATTTGAAGGTAATAAATTTTATTTTGACGATACTCCAATAGATTTGCCTAAAAACGGTAAATGGAAATATAGATTACCAGTTACTTATGATTTAGCTAAAAAAACGTTTCAAGCAAATTCTATTGATACCATTTACCCAAATGTAAGTAATATAAAAATAGAGGATAGATCAAAAGGTGGATTCAGAGAAACCGATCACTATTTTGTTAGATCAAATGGAGAAGTTTGGATAAAGGGTAATACTCCATATTTGAATTTGGCTATAACTGTTAATTGGAAAAACGATTCAGGCGGTTCAAACTCAACTCGTATAGAAATACCACCAGAAGATTTTATATTAAATGGTAAATTGATTTCTGTATCTGATAGAAAAGTTAGAGTTCCATATCGTCCTTGCTATGAAGGTTTTGAAAATTTATATGAAATAAAAGACTATGTAGTAACATTTAATAGAAAAGTATGTCATTCTTCATATGACACAAATGATGCTATTGATTCGGTTCTAATGAACGGACCATCAAATCCCGCACCTCCTAGATTTAATCCAGATGGAACACTAGCACCTTGGTCAGAATTTGCAACTTTCAAAGAAGGTATTTTTGCATACACACGTGATTATACAGAAGAAACTGTTGAACAAACCGTAATTGATGACAGAGGGAATCCAACTGGACAAAAAAGTATAGGATATGAAATAGTAGAAGCTGGTGCTAGTCTTAAATATATTGGTGGAAAGACTTGGGGTGAGGCGTTCAAAAAAGTAAATAAAGATACTGGATTGCCTCTAAATGGATATACTCAAAATGCATATGAACCAGAAGAAGATGCTTTATATTATTTATCTGCTAGTATAGAAACCAGAACAACAACGATAAAAGAATATACCAATCAAACTCGTTTTTCCGATTTGTTGAATTGTGAATGTATCGAGTTAAACATAATAACACCACCAACTATTAACAGATTTTTGACACCAGATTGTGATTGTACTGTTACAGTAAGTGAAGAAATTTATATTATCTGTCCTGATCAATTTACAACTAAAGCATACAATGAATATCTAAATGGAAGACAGACTCCGCCTGAAATAGATGATTTGATTGATCCAAATGATCCATTGGCAATAGAGCCGACTTATAGAAGAATAATAACTGCAGATCCATGTGAGTTTGGGGATGATTCTAGTAGAGTATGGCAAAGATTTGCATCCAGAGACATTAGAGATATTGTTAAAAATGAAATTGATGGATTATTTGATGGTCAAGAAACAATAGATTGTTATTCTACTGGTTCAACTCAAAATGAGTTAAGTAAGGCATATTACTATGATGTTACTAAATGTGATATATGTGAGGTTAGTAAATCATATTTTTCAGTTTCATTCGGTCATTATGCTGGTTCTGGATCTTTGTTTGAATCATTTGAGGATGAAGATTCTCCATCTAGATCAATTTTTAGTCAATATAGACTGAAGGCACTTGATGATTTTTCCGAAAACTTTACATATTACAATAATGGATCAATCAATACATCTAACATGATTTATGTTATGACTTTCAATCGAAATTCTATAAAAGATAGAATAGATCCTGGAAATTTTCAAATCAATCTTTCTGAATTAAACGGAACATCATATTCAAACATTTTTTATACGGGAAGTAATGTTCAAGTTAGTTCATCAAATAAAATACTTTCTCTTATAGATAATTCCGGTGACTTAACTGACATGAGTTCTTGTTCTGAATTGAATGCAATGTATTCTTTTGATATTGTTAGTGGTTCATTAACATCTGGAATACATTCATCTGGAGTTGGTAATGTATCTTCAAATCCAAATCTAACAACTTATGGTAAAGTTTATCCAAATTTGGGCGTTATAGTTTTGGATGCTGATATGTTAAATTCAGAATTGAATTTTAACACGGTTACTGGTAGTAATATAAATGGGGATAATCACTATAAACTTTTTACATCATTGAGTGGATCTGCTGCTTTAGGGCAACCAAGTAAATTTAGAAATTCAAGACAAAGAAATATAAAAAATTACTCTGTTAGAATTGCTCCCGTTGAATGTAATGTTTCAAATAATCCAACATATTTGAAAGAATACGGTAGATTAAAATACGCCTGTTTCATAGAAAATCCAGTTACATACATAACAACAGTTGGTCTTTACAATAGTGCCAAAGAGTTACTTGCTATTGCAAAATTAAGTAAGCCAATTAAAAAAACAAAAGATGATACTGTTGATATAAAAATTAGACTCGGTTTGTAAAAAAAAATTTGCTTATTTGGTTAAATTTTCTTATATTTGATTATGATGTTAAACAAAATTGAGGTTTCATTGTGACCAATCAAGAAGTATACGATATTGGTAAAAAACTAGAATCATTTAATTACATAAATCAATATGATTTGGATAATTACTACATAGGTTATTTGATTCAAGTTGAAAATACAATCTATCAAGTTATCGTAAATCAACATAATTTGTTAATTGATCCATACGAAGAAGCAGAGGTATTTAGATCATTTGGATTAGATGGTGGTAAATCTCTTGTCAATGGTATAAACGCACATTTTCCTTTTCCAAATGATGATGATGATGAATCAAAACACGATCTTAATGTTGATCCTTTTGAACTGATTTCAAAATTCGATGAGAATGGGGATGAGATAAAAGATACATCGGCAAATAAAATGAATGTGAATTTAACAGATTTTAATAAACCTTGGTAAGTTATGATTACAATTAAACATTTCACTGCATCGTGGTGTCAGCCATGTAAGCAACTGTCTCCTATTATGAGAGAGTTGAGTTCCCAAAATCCAACAGTTGGCTATCAAGTAATTGATATTGATAACAACTCTCATGTTGCACAACAATATGGTGTTCGTGCAGTTCCAACAATAGTTTTTGAGAAGCACGGTTCTGTTGTTCAAACAGTTGTTGGTGTCCAACCAAAATCATATTATCAAAATCTTATCAATAGTCTGTAAGGTGATTCATGTCAGACTTCTTTCAGTATGATACGAAAGATGTCACAATAACTTTACCTGATGTTGTCATTGAAAGACATGAAAACATTTGGGTAGTCCGTGATGACTTACTTCCTGGTGGAACAAAAAGAAGATTTTTATATCGTTATCTTCAATCGCAATCTCATGTGAGAGAATGGGTATATGCATCACCGAGAGTTGGCTATGCTCAAGTTGCACTTGCTTATGTTTGTAAAGACTTGGGATTGAAAGCAACCGTTATCATTCCGAAAGGAAAACATCTACCATTAACAGACGAAGCAATCTCTATCGGTGCAAACATTATAGAAGTTCCAATGGGATTTCTTACACACATTCAACACGTTGCTAAAAAGTATGCAGTAGAAACTCCTGGCTCACAATTACTTCCGTTTGGTCTTGACCATCCTGTTGTTATAGATGAAGTTGCTAGAATTGCAAGTTCACTACCGATACAACCGAAAGAAATTTGGTCATGTATAAGTTCAGGTGTTCTTTCAAGAGGTTTGCAGAAGGCGTGGCCAAATGCAAAAGTATATGGTGTCAGAGTTGGTCACAACACTACTGATAGAGAAAAAGGTAGGGCAGAGATTTTCATATCGAAGTATAAATTCACACAAAAATGTAAACCCGCAGAGAAACCACCGTTTCCATCTTCGGATTATTACGATTCAAAAGTTTGGTCATTTATTAAAGAACGGGCATCAGATGATGCTTTATTTTGGAATGTAGGAGGATAAAATGAGTTTAGTTGGCAAATGGTTTCCCAATTACAAATTAAATTACACAAATGATTTGGATTTAACAGTAAAATTTCGTAAATTAGTTCCTGAAGCAGTAACACCGGAGTATGCTCAAAACGGTGATGCTGGTTTAGATTTAACTGCAACATCATTTAGATTTACTGATACATTCATGGAATACGGAACAGGTATTGCTGTAGAAATTCCAAGTGGTCATGTTGGTCTTCTGTTTCCGAGAAGTTCAATCACAAAGGCACCATCTGGTGTTTCATTGAAAAATTCAGTTGGAGTTATTGATTCAAATTATCGTGGTGAGATACTCGTTAGATTTGAAAAACCAACACATGAAACTTATGTTGAAAATCATATTCCAGTTGTTGGTGACAAAGTTGCTCAGTTGATAATTCTGCCATACCCAAAGGTTTATTTTGAAGAAGTTCAAGAATTGTCTGATACTAATAGAGGTAACGGTGGATTTGGTTCAACGGATAAAAAATGATTTGTATATTTATAGTAAACTGATTTTCATAACAGAGAGAAATTATGGCAAAGTTAAAACATCTATTACCCGATAAACAATTAAATGAGAGTGGTCTTGCTCGTTTAGCAAAACATATGTCTGAACATGACTGTGGAACAATAACTGCATTCCGTTCAAAAGAGGGATGTGCGGGTCCAGAAGACAAATCATATACAAAGGCAGATAATCAAAAAAGAAATAAACAACTTTATGCAAATCTTCAAATGTTAGGATATGCCGCTACTGCCGTTCATGGTGCATACATTGAAAACTATGGAACGCCAGATGCAAAGGAAGTTAGAGAAAATGTATATTTCGTTGTTGATATTCGTGATAAAGGATCTTTGCGCAATGATCTTGAAAATCTTGGTAACAAGTATCAACAAGATTCTGTATTGTTTATACCAAAAGGTGGCGAAGGATCAATCTTAATCGGAACAAATGATTGTAAAAATTCTTATCCTGGATTTGGTAGAGAAATGAAATTCAGAGATAGAAAGATGGGGCAAGGTGGGGAATTTATGACAAAGATTTCAGGCAGGCCTTTCATGTTTGAAAGTAATTTGCTAGAAACAGTTATAGATGATAACTACTTTCAACATGCAAATATAATGGGTAAGTGGGCAACCAAGACTATTGCAAAGGGCGATTGGAAAGATATTGATATTTAATGTTTAACTAAAAGGTTTACTATGAGCCGGTCATATAGAAAAAATTCAATAATAGGCAATACGGGTTCATCTGAAAAATACGATAAAGTTCATGCTCACAGAAAGAGTAGGAAACAAATAAAGGATCATATTGCAGCAACTCATGGTGATTTAGATTCATTACAAGAAATTCTAATGCCAATAGAAGATGAAGTATCTGATAATTGGACATCTTCAAAGGATGGTAAAACTTATTGGGATATAAATGAAAATGAAAATGATTCAGATTGGTTAAAAGATTTTAAGAAAAAACTTATGAGGAAATGATTGTTATGGATTTTATTATGGTTGAACCTGTTAGAAACAAATTAAGTGCATTTCATTTTGATGGTAGTGAAAAATCTGCAAACGAAGCGCTTGATAAATGGGATTGTATCATCGGAAGAAGTGAGAATTTTGATAACAAATATGTAATAACATTTTCATCTAGTAAACAATGTTTTCCTAATGGATATATTGTTCTTGAAAATCAGGAACCAACTCCATATACACAAGATGAATTTATTAAGAAATATCAAATAGTATACAATCTTAGAGACCGTGTGGGGAATTTTTATACAACAGATTAAAATGGTGTTTCGTGGATCAAGATTACTTCCAACAATTTTACGGTATGGAACCGTATCTTACAATAACTGCTGAACAAATAACATACATAAAAGAAAACTTCGATAAAGAATACGTAAAGGATCGTCTTGCTGAAATAGCAATGACATATCCTTTACCGTATGCTGAAATTACTATTGACGATGCACAACGAGAGTTTCTAAAACTTAAAGGTATTCGTTGGAACGAACTTCTAAAAGAAGGAGAGTGGTTTCCAAGAAAGGCATCTGAACCAAAATATGCTTTGATATATGAAGGAAAACAGTTATATTTCAGTCGTTTGAATACTGGCAATGATGCATCAAATTATTTCCAACAAAAGAATCGTTGGGAAGTTGATGCGTCAGTTTCGCCAGGTCCTGCTAGAACATGGTCTAACCATAAGTTTATGAAATCACTAATGGGTTCTATGTATTCGCTCAAGATGGAAACACTTGGTAAATCAGAATTAAGAACGATGTTAGGACTTCGTAAATATATCTGTTCACAATTCAAACCAAATGTTGCTAAAGTTCTATACGAAATGTTAGGTGCAAAGAATGTATTGGACTTTTCTATGGGATGGGGTGACAGACTTGCTGGTTTTTATGCAGCATCTTGTACCCAACATTATGTTGGATTGGATCCAAGAGTAGAGAATCATCCGATATATGAAGAACAAAAAGAGTTCTATGAAAAGAATTTAGGTTTCTTTGAAAGTAAAAAGAAAACAAATTTCTATACATCACCAGCAGAAGATTTTGATTTCACACAATATCCGGAACACTTTGACTTGGTGTTTACATCGCCTCCGTATTTTAATGTTGAAAAGTATTCGCAATCAAACACACAAAGTTGGGTTCGATATAAAGGTATTGATGAATGGAATAAAAACTTTCTGCATAAAACATTGAGTAATATCATCCCATCATTGAGAGTTGGTGGTATTATGGCAATAAACATTGCAGATGTTTACACAAACTCTGCATGGTCTACCGGTCGTCAATGGTTAGAGATAACAAATCCAATGAGTGATTTCCTTGTAGAGAATGGAATGGAATATATCGGTTGTATCGGAATGGAAATGTCAAAGAGACCAAACTCTGCCGGTGCCGGAACTGCAACAAGAGACGGACACTTCCTTGATGATAGTGTAGAATTTGCAGAAAAGAATAAAGATAAAAAGTTTTGTGAACCAATATGGATGTTTAGAAGAGTTTAATATGTATCAAAACATTTTCGTAAAAACAAATACAAAAGAAGCATGGGTTTGGGATGATGTCAAAGGTTTAATGCACTTTGAATATACTCCGTATGCTTACAAGAAAGATCCTAATGGTAAATATGTTTCTCTTTATGGGGATAAACTTTCAAAGGTTACAAACTTTGTTAAAAATGATCCAGACTTATTTGAATCTGATATTGCAGAGACAACGCGTATTCTTGTTGATATGTATGGTGATTCAGATATGCCATCAAAGGGCATTGTAACCATGACATTCGATATTGAGGTGGAAATGATTACAGGTCTTCCGGATCCAACACAAGGAAATAATGAAGTCACATCTATTGCATATCACGACTCTGCATCAGACCATTATACAATTCTCGTATTGGATAAGAAAAGAAAGTTGGAATCGAAAACCACGGATAACAAAACAGTGATTCCATGCTACGATGAAAAAACTTTGTTATTGAAATTCATAGATGCAATTCAAGAAATCCAACCTCATGTTATGACCGGTTGGAATTGTGATGCGTTCGATATTCCATATTTGTATAATCGTATCAAAAGAGTTCTTGGAAAAAAACAAGCACAAAATCTTTCTGTTATCGGCGAAATGTTTTACTCACCATATAGAAATCGTTACACAATCGGTGGAACATCGGTGCTTGATTACATGACTGTTTACAAAAAGTTTTCATATAAGGAATTGCCATCGTATGCCCTAAACTATGTTTGTAATACCGAACTTGGTCGTGGTAAGGTTGAGTATGAGGGAAATCTTGATGACTTGATGGAAAATGATATTGATACATTCATTGAATACAACATTACAGACGTTGAGTTGGTAATTGAATTAGATAAGAAATTACAATACATTGATTTGGTTAGAGGTATCGCCCATGTCGGTCATGTTCCTTATGAAGACTTTGTTTATTCGTCAAAGTATCTTGAAGGTGCGATGCTCACATATCTGAAACACATTGGTGGGGTTGTTGCACCAAACAAACCAGCAGATAGACAAGAGAAGATGCAAGAATTGAAAGATAGTGGAGAGAAAGGATTCATTGGAGCATTCGTTAAGGATCCTGTACCTGGTAGATATGAGTGGATGTATGACTTGGACTTAACATCACTTTATCCGTCAATCATTATGACATTAAACATTTCACCTGAAACAAAGATTGCTAAGATTGATAATTGGGATGCAGAACAATTTCTTCGTGGTAATGTAGATGAATATATTGTTGGTGGTGAAAAGGTATCGAAAGAAAAGTTAAAGGCATTTTTGGATAAATACAAATACACAGTTGCATCAAACGGTGTTATGTATAGTTCAGAAAGAACGGGACTAATTCCTGCAATTCTTTCTGATTGGTTTGATAAACGAGTTGAATACAAAGATGAAATGAAGAAATGGGGTAAAGCTGGTGACACAGCAAAATATGAGTTCTATAAGAAAAGACAGTTGGTTCAAAAGATTCTTCTTAATTCTATGTATGGTATTTTAGGTCTACCTGCATTTCGTTTTTATGATATTGATAATGCTGAGGCGGTTACTCTTTCTGGTCAAACTGTGATTAAGAAAACAGAAGCGGCAATCAATATGAAATACAACAAAGAATTGAAAACGGATGATACAGATTATGTTCAATATGTTGATACTGATTCCGTGTTTGTTTCATGTTTGCCACTCGTTAAGAATAGATTTCCAGATATTGATACTGATGATATTGAATTGATGACACCAAAGATTTATGAGATTGCAACGGAAGTTCAAAATTATGTCAATCAATTCTATGATGTATTTGCTAAAAAGATATTCAATACGGAAAAACACAGATTAGAAATCAAACAAGAAATGATTGGTAGGACTGGCTTCTGGCAAAAGAAAAAGAGATATGCTCTTTGGATTATATCTGACAACGGTGTTCCGATGGATAAATTGGAAGTGAAAGGTTTGGATATTGTTCGTTCATCATTCCCCAAATCATTTCAGAAACTTATGAGAGAAGTCATGGTGGATATTCTCAAAGACAAGGACAAGGAAGAAATAGATGAAAACATATTGACTTTCAAACGAAAATTGAATACAGTTTTGTATTCAGAGGTTGCCAAAACATCTTCGATAAAAGATATTAAAAAATATGCAAGTATGGTAAGTGATGATGTTCTTGGTAAGTTTGGTAAAGGAACGCCATCACATATCAAGGCGGCCATGAACTACAATAATCTGTTAAAAGTATTTGGTTGTCCTCCAAAGTTTCCGCCAATCAAAAATGGTGATAAGGTTAAGATTGCTTATTTGAAAAACAACAAATACGGATTGGAAGAGTTGGCGTTTCGTGGTGATTCGGATCCAGAACAAATCATTGAATTTATCAAAGAACATTTTGATGCCAATGAATTATTTGTGTCTGAATTGGATGGCAAGTTAAGAAACTTTTATGAGGCAATGAAGTGGGATTTCCCAACAGAGAATAAAAAAGTTGCACAAAAGTTTTTTTCGTTTTGATAATTCAAGTTTTTTTCGTATATTTGTATACATTATTTACTAATCATTAAGGATTTTTGTTATGGAAAAATCAAAATTGCTCAACTTTATCAGCAAGTATCACTTGGGTAAGTTGATTCAATCTGTTGCTTGGAATGTAAACAGTGGTCTATCTACTCGTTTTATTTCCGATGATAAATGTGTTGTTGGTGAAGTTAAGTTAAAAAGTTTTCAAGGTGACGATTGGAAGTTTGGTGTTTACAATACAGACTTGCTTGTAAGTTTGTTGGGTGTTCTTGGTAACACAGTAAACTTTCAAGTCAATGGTGCCGGTGATAAGGCATTCTCATTGACTATTGATGACAAATCAACTACTGTAAACTATATGTTGGCTGACCTTGCAGTTATTCCACCTGCACCAGACCTTAAAGAATTGCCACCATTTGAATTGGATATTACAATTACAAAAGAATTTATTGATAAATTTATCAAAGCTAAATCTGCTTTGTCTGATATTGAGAAGTTCACTGTATTGAAGAATGAAAAATTGAACAAATATCAAATTGTTCTTGGTTATTCAAATACAAATTCAAATCGTATCTCGATTGATATTGACTGCAATGCAAGTGGGGATATCGATCCTATTAGTTTCTCTGCAAAATACTTTAATGGTATTCTTGCCGCTAATAAAGACCTTAATGGTGGAACACTTAAAGTTTCTTCACAAGGTTTGGCAAAAGTTGAATTTGATATTGATGACTTTGAAGCAAAGTATTATTTGGTAAAATTGGATAACAACTAATGAAAAAGTATTTCTATGAAAAAAGTGATGTCCTATCTTGGCCATCAAATATAACATACGGTGAACTTGTATCATATGATATGGATAAGTTTACTGAATGGGTTGAAGAATTGCGTCAAAGGTTTTTGAAAGATTGGGATGAAAACGGAAAGCCGCCACTCGTTGGCAGGAGTGAAGAAGAAATCGTGCAATCATTTTCAAAACTTCGTCAATTCAATACATCAAAGATTTTTCATAGTCCAGAAAAAGGTAATGACGCTGACATCATCGGCGTCATTGCCAATTTTTCTAAAAATGGTTCTGCCGCCAATCAATTCTTCCCAACGATGTTAAAGACAAAAATTGGGGGTGGAACATCGGAAGAAACTGCGAGATCTATTTACGATTTCTTCACAGATGAAATGAAAGATACTTTTCTTCATGTTATGAAAAGAACTCTTTACAATGACTCAATGTATTTGTATAGTAAATCAATTTCTTCAAATCAAATTAGAAATCCATATTTTCGTGAGGGAGAAACACTTCGAGATTTCTTTTTAGCATTCAAGAATGGTGATGGTAGATTTGATGGTCAAGGTTTGCGTATTTCAAAAATATCATGCACACTTGATACATACAATAAAAAGTATACGAAGTATTTGACTATAAAGGCAGATGAAATTCGTGAGTTTGTAAAGGATGGAACACTTGATGAAAGTATGACATTTTATCTTGGTGAAATTGATGAATTGACTGATACATTTATGATTAAAAAAGATGGAGAAGAACCAAGAGTTAATGTGTTTTTAGTCCGTGTATATGAAAAGAGTGCACGATTGTTTCCACAGGCATTCCAGATATTCCGTATTTCATTCTCACAACCGGCTGTAAACTTTCCACCAATGACTGCAAAGTTTTTGTATGAACATTTTACAAAACATATTCCTGCAAGTGAAACTGTTACAGTTTATGATCCAAGTTCAGGATGGGGTGGAAGAATACTTGGTGCAATGTCTGTCAGTCGTGCAATACATTATGTTGGAACTGATCCCAATACTGATAATTTTATTTCTGATTTGGGAATATCAAGATATGAATATCTTGCTGATTTTTATTTGAAGTCCATCGGTGAGAAAGGTAGTTCTCTATCATCAAGATTTTTTGATGTAAAAGAAAACCACACCTATGAAGTTTTCCAAGACGGTTCGGAAGTAATTCAACACAATTCTAAATTCAAAAAATATGAAGGTAAGTTAGATTTTGCTTTCACATCGCCTCCATATTTTAATCGTGAAATGTATTCTGATGATGAAACGCAGTCATACAAATCACATGGCGAGTATGCAGATTGGAGAGATAACTTTCTTCGCCCAACACTTGAAACTGCTGTTAGATATTTGAAAAACGATAGATACCTTTGTTGGAACATTGCAAATATCAAAGTATCTGCAAATAAAACAATTCATCTTGAAGAAGATTCTATTGAGATATTGAAATCACTTGGTATGGAATACAAAGGTAAAATCTGTATGTTAATGACAAAGATGATTGGTAATTCCGATCCAGAGAGACTTGCAAATAAAGTTTTATTCAACGGTGAGTGGTTCAAACACGAACCGATATTTGTTTTCAGAAAACCATAATATGAAAGTAGATAGTGAAAGTTTAGGTAAATTTTTTGATGTTGATCCGCTAGAAGTTCGTCTGTGGAAAGAAACGGGCGAATACTTTGCAGGTAAAAGAGAATTGGATGATACGATTGATTGTATCTTTCAGTATTACCGCAAACATGGTTATCCGTATATGAAAATCACCGAACAAGAAAAACATGAACACATGAGAAAACTTCAACAGTTTGATTATGATTCTATTTTCAAAGATGGTGATATAATTCAAACCATGAACGGACTTCGATTGGCGTGGTCATACTTTCCTCATGCAATGGAAGTAAAGTGTGGCAATTCTAAAATGTCTCCTATGGATAATTTTTTGAATGACCAAACATTCAAAATGACTATTCGTAAATGTTTGAAATGGTTATCAAAACATTGGGGTGGTTCTTTTCAAGAAAACCGTTTGCGTCAATCACTTAAAATATATTCTGGTGTTCAAGGTGTTTCCAATTTCAGACCAACTGCCGCCGGTGTTATCTATAAAAAATATGGCGGTGACGGTGTTATGTGGGATATGTCTTGCGGTTGGGGTGGAAGATTGGTGGGTGCTCTTGCATCACCATACATCAAAACGTATATCGGAACTGAACCATCTACAAAAACATTTGAAGGACTATGTAAACTTCGTGATGACTTTGATTATCTTGGGAAAGATATTCAATTAAACATGATGGGTTCAGAAGATTATCTTCCAGAAGCAGAAACATTAGACTTATGTTTTACTTCACCACCATATTTTGATACAGAAAAATATGCAGATGAAGAAACACAGTCATACAATAAGTTTCCAACAAGAGAAGATTGGGGTTCTGGTTTCTTACAAGGGACATTTCGGAATTGTTATCATGGATTGAAAAAGGGTGGCTATATGTTAATCAACATAGCCAACACACCAAAGTATAAAGACCTCGAAGAAATGACTATAAAGTATGCCAACTTAGTTGGCTTTACTCATACTGATACCCTACAACTGATACTATCTGCCGTCATGGGTGCAGGATATAAAAGAGAGCCAATCTTTGTTTTTCAAAAATAATTTGGATCTTATCTAGAAATTTTGTATATTAGTATATGAATTTATCAAACATTAAGGTATGTTATGTTTAACCCCTCACACACAATTTGGAATGAAAAGTATCGTCCACAGACACTTGACACTTATGTTGGCAACGATACTGTAAAGGCAACCTTTCAACAATATATTGACACAAACGATGTTCCTCACTTACTACTTTATGGCGATGCTGGTAGTGGTAAAACCACACTTGCCAAGATTGTTGCAAATACTATTGCAAAAGATAACTACATTTATATCAACGCATCTGATGAAAACTCCGTAGATACGGTTCGTGATAAAATCAAACAGTTTGCTTCTTCGATTGGTTTCGGTGGATTGAAATTGATTATCCTTGATGAATGTGATTACATGACACCGAATGCGCAGGCGGCACTTCGTAATGTGATTGAAACATTCAGTAAGACTACTCGTTTCATTTTGACTTGTAACTATGTAGATAAGATTATCGATCCTATCCAGTCTCGTTGTCAGATATTCAATATAGTTCCGCCATCGAAGAAAGAAGTTGCTTCACACCTTGTAAAAATTCTTGATGGTGAAAATGTAAAGTATGAGAAAGATAGTCTTGTAACAATTATCAATCAATCTTATCCAGATATTCGCCGTGTGATTAACACAACTCAAAGATGTGTTATCGGTGGTGTTTTGAAATTGGATGAAACAACTTTAGTAGAACACAATTATCTTTCTTCTATTGTTGATATTCTCAAATCAAGTAAGAACAAAAAAGAAAAGTTTGATGGTATTCGTCAGTTACTTGCTGATAATCATGTTAGAGACTTTAATCAGATGTTTCGTTATCTGTATGATAATGTTGATACATTCGCCAATGGTTTTGTTTCAACTATCATCTTGATAATTGCAGAAGCACAATACAAAGACAGTTTTGTTGTAGACCATGAAATAAATGCCATGGCTATGTTTATTCAAATTATTATGGAAATTGACCAACGGAGGTAACAATGAGTGTGTATGACATTAACGGTGGTGGAGAAATACCACAACAGCAACAACAAGTAAATGTAGACTTAAATCAGGCAACTGATATTGAATGTTCAAAATGTGGTGGTAAGTTTTTCCACGAAGTAACATTCTTCAAAAAGATTTCTGCACTTCTTTCACCAACTGGACAAGAAGGTATTTTACCAATTCCAACTTATGCGTGTTTGGAATGTGGTAACATCAATGATGAATTTTTACCAAGCAAAAGACAACAACTTAATGATTAAGGATTATCATGGCTGCAAAAAGTTTATTTGATCATATTAAAGGTGTCACTATTCGTAAAACGAAATGGGAAGACCTTTCAGAAGAAGATACTAAATCATGGAGCAACTATATGATTGCTCGTTTCTTTTCAATGGAACCTGAATTTGTTGAAGCTATAAATGAGTTTCAAACATATTCAAATGGAATACTATCTTCAAAGGATTACTATAAACTTTTACATGATGTCCTCCCAAAAAAATCGTTCTTTCTCAAATACATAAAAGGTAAAAACAAAATAGATATTGAACCAGAAATGGTATCAGTATTCTGCAACCATTATGAATTGGGAAGGAACGAAGTCTATGGGTATATCAAATATCTGGCAAAAGAAAATCCAGATGAATTGATTGGTATACTAAAACAGTATGGAACATCTGAAGCAGATATTAAAAAATTTGAAAAACAATTAAAGACTGTAAAATGAGGAATACTAAAATGGCAATCACCGAAAGAGATTTGGGTATAAAACAATCAGAAGTTGTCACAGAAATGGAAAAGAAATTTCCTGTTATGACTGCTGAGTTTAAGCGTATTCAACAGGCACAATATGAATTGTTTTGTGCAAAACAGAGTAACTATGGTCCAGACAATATATCAATGGGTAGTTCTCTTGAACGAGAAGAAGACCGCAAACTTTCCCTACAAGGTTTGTTTTTTAGATTGAACGATAAAATAAACCGTTACAAACAAATGATTATGTTTGGATCAAAAGATGCAGTTGGTGAAAGTCTTGATGATACATTCAAAGATATTTCAGTATATGGTATTATCACACAACTTGTTCAGTCTGGCAAGTGGGGTAAATAATGGCCAACAGAAAAGTATCTTTCTCACAATATCAAATGTGGAAAGTCTGTCCTCATAGATGGAAACTGAATTACATAGATAAACACTATACGTATCAACCATCAACCGCTGCTCTTTTTGGAACGGTTATGCATGAGGTATTGCAAGAATATGTAAAAAACATTTATGAGAAATCAATCGTTGAGGCAAATAAACTTGACCTTGATGAAATGTTACACACGGGCATTCGTAGTGAATATAAAAAACTTCTCGAAGAAGCAAAGGGTATTCATTTCTCAAATGATAAAGAGTTGAAAGAATACTATTCCGATGGTGTTCAAATTATTCAATGGTTTAAGGCACATCGTGCAGACTTCTTTCAAAAGAAAGATTATGAATTGGTTGGTATAGAAGTTCCGATAAACATAGTTCCACTTGAAACTCACCCAACAGTAAAGTTAGTTGGGTTTCTTGATTTGGTAATTAAGAATACCAAAACAGGAGACATATACATATATGATTTCAAAACTAGCACGAATGGTTGGAACAAATATGCAAAGACGGATAAAGTAAAAACTTCACAGTTGATACTCTACAAAACATATTATGCAAAACAATATGGTGTTAGTCCGGAACAAATACACATTGAGTATTTAATTCTTCGGCGTAAAATAATGGAAAACGCTGAGTATGAAGCGATGAAACAAAGAGTTCAAAGATTTGAACCATCCAACGGCAAAGTTTCACAGAACAATATCAAGAAAGAAATTGCAGAGTTTATCACAACAAACTTTACGGAAGAAGGTGAGTATCGTTTGGATGTTATACAAACGCCAGATGCAGGACGTGATTATTCAAATTGTAAATACTGTGAGTTTAATAAAAACGAAGAACTCTGTCCGAAAGAACAAAGAAATACTTTACCGTTCTAAAAATAAATCTACTATTTTCTAATGTTTTCTAAAATTAGTACATATTTATATGTATATGTTTAATCATTCGAGAATGTTGTGAACGCAAAATCAAAATACTCCAGTATTCAAATACGTAATCAACTCAAAGAAGAATTGGTAAATTATTGTAGTGATAATGGATATAAGTTGAGTGGGTTGGTAGAAAAACTAATTCTTAATCATTTAACCGGAAGTTTAGGTGTTTCGTGAAAATAGCTCAATTGGCAATCATTGACCTATCAGTTTATAGGGGCATACATACATTCACTAAAAATATATCATCACTTGATAGTGTTGATACTTTTTATTTTAACCCAAGTGAAACAAACAATTTCAAATCTGAATATCAGAACTGTATAGATATTTCCGAAATGGAAATAGCTGAATTGAAAGATAAATTGGAAGGTTATGATATTGTTGTTTTGAACCTCAACAAATTTATCTACGATGTTGATGGTATTCAAAAAAGAAAACCAGAACATAGAGAAAGACTGATTGAATTGGCAAAGATGTATTGTCAGTTGAATACTATAACTGCATTCTTTGACCACGAGATATATCCGTATGAAGGCATGCACTTCAATACCATTTGTGTTCCGGCATTCATAAAGTATAGTGATTACTACTTAACATACACTCCGTTCTTTGTAGATGCCTTGAAAGAATATATTGGAATGAGAGGAACTTCCAACTATACTTTTCAAGTAGGTGGTTATATTGACATGAGTATTTATGACAAGTGGATTGAAAAGTCGTGGTTAGATAAAAAAGAATTACCATACATTTCAGAATGTGCTTACTATGCAAAATTCAAAGGTCATGGGAACTTCAAACCAATAGTAGAAACGATGAATAAGATGGGACTTAGAGACTTGTCTGGTAAGAAATTGGTTCATATTGGAAATACATACTCACCCGAAAATTATTTCAATCATGTAAAGATATTGGCAGAACACGCGAATGTTTCTCGTAAAACTTTTAGTGATACATTTCTTCCGGACTTTGATTTGGATCCAACTGTATTCAAAGTTTTTGATAACCATAAACCCATGATACTTGCAGGAACATACACGATGGAAAGTATGATGGACTTTTTATCTGGTTGTAGATTTAGTATATCAACAACAAATACAAAAGTGCCGTTTTTCGGAATGTTCATTACACCGAGATTTGAATATGCTCAAATAGAAAAAAACTTAATGACTATTCCAATCTATGATAAAACATATATTGATTTGTTTAAGGGAACAGAATTTTCTGAATTAGTTTTATCTTATGACATAAATGATTTGGAAAATTCATTAAAAAGTCTTATATTAGAGATTCAAAGATTAGAACAAGATGAAGAAGAATATAACAGACGAAGATTGAGATTGATACGATTAACAAGAGATATGAATAAACTTGATAACTTTGTTCGTGATATGCAAACAATAGTTTCAAACGGTAAAAGAAATAAAGACGATTATTCGGAAGATTGGTTTAATTCTTCGTTAGAACAAATGGGTTACAAATTCAAACCATACCGTAAAATGCTTATTAACATGAACGGTGTTTCGTCAAACACAACAAAAAAGTTTTTTAACATATAAAGGTTTCACATGGCAAAGAAAAAGATATTACTACTGTCAGATGATTTGAGACTAACATCCGGAATAGCAACTGTATCAAGAGATATGGTAATTGGAACCGCAAAAGAATTTGATTGGATTCAAGTTGGTGCTGCTATAAATCATCCAGAAAAAGGAAAGGTCTTAGATTTATCAGAAGACTTGAAAAAAAATCATGGCATAGAAAATGCATCCGTCAAAATATATTGTAACGATGGGTATGGTGATCCATTTTTAATTCGTAGACTTATTGATATTGAAAAACCAGATGCCATTTTACATTTTACAGATCCAAGATTTTGGGGTTGGTTATATGATATGGAACATGAAATACGGCAAAAAATGCCATTGATGTATCTAAACATTTGGGATGGTGCAGGTTTGATAGGTGATACACCAACTGATCCAATGTGGAATAAAGAGGCATATTCAAGTTGTGATTCGTTAATGGCAATTTCAAAACAAACATATGGTTTGAATCATAGAATACTTACAAGGTTTGGCGAGAACACAGAAAACAATCGTATAACCTATATTCCACATGGAATCAATACTGATGTATTCACTCCAATCAATGAAACTCATATTCATTCAGATGCTTTGAAATTTGAAAATACAAGACTTCGTGGTGACAATAAAAATAAATTTATTGTTATGTGGAATAATAGAAATATACACAGAAAACATCCAGGTGATGTAGTTCTTTCTTACAAACACTTTTGTCAATTAGTTGATAAAAATGGTGGAAACGCTGCTGAAGATTGTCTGTTATTGATGCACACACAAACTATAGATCCAAATGGAACTGATTTATTATCATTGGTCAGTGAACTTTGCAATGATTACAACGTTTTATTCGATGATAAAGTTATACCGTCTGAAAGATTAAACGTTTTGTATAATTGTGCAGATGTTGTTGTTAATATGGCATCAAATGAAGGTTTTGGTTTAGGAACTGCGGAATCATTATCAGCTGGAACACCAATAGTTGTGAATGTTACAGGTGGATTGCAAGACCAATGTGGTTTTATCAATCCAGAAACAAATGAATACTTCACGGCTGATGATTATATTAAAGTTCATACATTACATAGAAAAGATATTTGGGGTGATTTGAAACACGGCGAATGGGTTAAACCGGTTTGGCCGTCAAATATATCGTTACAGGGTTCGGTTCCAACTCCATACATTTTTGATGACCGTGCAGATTTCAGAGAAATCGGTAATGCAATTTATGAATGGTATTGCACATCAAAAGAAGAAAGAACATCTGCTGGATTAAAAGGCCGTGAATTTATTATGAATGAAACGGTTGGTATGTCAAGAGAAAATATGGCAGAAAGAATAATTGAAAGTATCAATAATACATTTGATACATTTACTACAAGAAAAAGATTTGAATTACATTTAGCGTGAGGATAAAATGAGTTACAAACCGGAATTAGTTTTTTGTGGACCCGTTACTACTGTTAGTGGATATGGTGCTCATGCTAGAGATTTAGTTTTATCACTTATCAAAATGGATAAATTCAAAATATCTATTGTTCCTATAAATTGGGGACATACACCGATGAATGCTTTGAATCCAGATAATGTTGAACATAAACAAATTTTAGATTTGATAAGAACAGGACCATTACAGTCGCAACCTGATGTATGGATGCAATGCACTATACCAAATGAATTTAATCCAGTCGGTAAGTTCAACATAGGAATAACAGCTGGTATAGAAACCGATGTTTGTTCTGGCGAATTTATAGAGGGATGTAATAAAATGAACATGGTTATAGTTCCATCTAAACATGCAAAGTGGGTATTGGAAAACACACAATACGATAAACGTGACAAAAATACAAATCAATTAGTTGGAAAAGTTTCCTTGAAAACTCCAGTAGAAGTTCTTCACGAGGGAGTTAGAACTGAGATTTACAATCAAGGTGTAAAGAATAGTGAAGAACTTTATTCAGAACTTGATAAGATAGTAGAAAATTTTGCATTCTTATTCGTAGGTCATTGGATGAAGGGCGATTTTGGTCAAGATAGGAAAGATGTTTCAGGATTAGTTCATACTTTCATTGAAACATTTGGCGATACACCTAATCCACCAGCTCTGGTCTTAAAAACATCATCGGGAACATTTTCAGTAACAGATAGAAGTAGATTAGTTGAAAAAGTTAATTTGATTCGCCAAATGAGTAAGAAGAAGTATTTACCAAATGTTTACATACTTCATGGTGATTTGACTGATTATGAAATGAACGGTTTATACAATCATCCAAAAATAAAGGCATTCGTTTCTTTTACAAAGGGTGAAGGGTATGGAAGACCTATTGCAGAATTTATGACAACCGGTAAACCAGTTCTTGTTCCTGGATGGAGTGGTCAAGCCGATTTTGTTGATGAAAAATTCAATACATACTTAAAGGGTGAATTAAAAGAAGTTGATAAGAGTTCTATTTGGGAGGGCGTAATAAACGCAGGTTCAAAATGGTTTAATGTTGATTATCAATTTGCATCAAAGATAATGCAAAAGATATATTCAAATTATGGAACAAGTCTTCTTTCTTCAAAGAAGAATATAAATCAAATGAATACAAAATGGTCATTTGATTCAATGACTACTAAATTTGAATCTATGTTAGAAACATATTTGCCCAAATTTGCTGAGAAAGTTAAAATCAATCTTCCTCAATTAAAAGAACTTCCAAAATTAACCAAACTTAAAAAAGAGGAACTGAAATGATTTCATATACAATAACTGCCTGTAATGAAGAAAAAGAACTTTTGAATTTGTTGGAATCTCTAACACCACATATCACCGATGATGATCAATTGGTTATACAACTGGATATTGAAAGAGTTACCCAAGAAGTGAGAGAAGTTGTTTATCAGTATTTGGATAAAGTAAAAAATATGGTAGTGGTAGAATTTCCATTGTCAAATGATTTTGCTTCATTTAAGAACAATCTAAAAACTCATTGCACAAAAGATTGGATATTCAACATTGATGCCGATGAAGTTCCATCTTCCTTTTTATTATCAAATATAAAATCCATATTGAAAACAAATGAAGAAGTAGATATGTTTTTGGTTCCAAGATGGAATACAGTATTCGGTATAACTGGAGATCATATTGAAAAATGGGGTTGGAAATTTGATGAACAAGACAGAGTTAATTGGCCTGATTATCAAACCAGAATATACAAAAACAAAGAATCAATAGTTTGGGTTAATAAAGTCCATGAGAGAATACAGGGTTTTGATACATATACAAATTTGCCAGAAGATGAGGCATATTGTTTGTATCACATGAAATCTATAAACAAACAAGAAAGTCAAAACTTATTTTATCAAAACATGGAAAGATAACAAATGGAGAATTTGTTGATTGGTGCCATAAGTGGCAATTATGAAATAAAAGATATTAGTCGTTGGATAGAATCATCCAATGGGTTTGATTGTGACAGAATACTATTGTTGTATAACAATACAAATCAATCTTTGTCTGATTACATTATGAATAATAATGTTGATGTTATAGTTCCAGAATTTGATTTTCATGCAACTCAGATTAAACAATTTGAAACAAACACTGCAAATAACAATTTAGAGACATCGTATAATTTAATACATAACATTAGATTTTTACATATATGGAAATTGTTAAATGATGTAAAATATGAAAAAGTTTTAGTGACTGATGTTCGTGATGTTTATTTTAACAATGAACCATTTGATAAAATTCCAAATGATATGATAGTTGCATCTAGCGAAGAAATTGAATATGAAAAAGAAAATTGGAATAATAGACATATGTTTTTGAATCTTGGGATAATTGGAACTGAATTATTATCCAACAAGAAAATTTACAATGTTGGTGTATTCGGTGGTGGTGGTGAATATGTTAAGAACATTTCGAGAGACATATATCTTATGTCTGTTGGTAAACAGTTGGTTGCTGATCAAACATCATTTAATTACTTAATACAAACATCCTATAAAAACAATGTTTTGTTTACTGATTTGAAAGATAAGTTTGCTGTTCATTTAGATGTTGTTTCAAAAGGTTTAGTTGAGTTTGATTTATCAACTATGAAAGATTATTCTATTATCCATCAATATGATAGACTATGAAGTATTCAATAATAATATCTTACCGAAATAGAGAAGAACATTTGTCTAAACTTTTACCAAGACTTAGATCACAATTTTCAAATGAAGATTATGAAATAATTGTAGTGGAACAAAATGACAATGATAAATTTCAAAAAAACTCTTTATACAATATAGCTGCTAAAAAATCAAATGGCGATATACTCGTATTTCACGATGTAGATTATTATCCAGTTTCAGATGTTTCGTATTACACAGATTCAGAAACGCCTCTTTATCCAGTTGGTAAAGTTAAATTTTTGGCAGAAGATGATACTGAAAGGGATTACAACGATATACCAACTGGTTATAGAAATTTTCATATATCAGTTGGTGATCATTCTGGAGGTGTATTTGTTTTACATAAGAATATATTTGAAAAGATTGGTGGTCTGAATCCTTACTATAAAGGTTGGGGCAAAGAAGATGATGATACAAGAGAGAGATTGAGATTTCATGGGTATCAATGGAAAAGAAATACAAATGGATTGTTTTATGCACTATACCATGAAGATAGTAAACCGGATGATTACGATATTGATTTTATCAACAATCATAAAATACATTCAAAAATAAAAGAATGTTTGAATTTGGGATTTAACAATGTATCTGCCGATGTTGATCGATACGATGCAGATACAGATTTAATTTGGTTAAAAGTTAGTAATTTTATTTATGATGAGGTTAGTATATGAAAATTTTAGTAAAGACTATTGGTTTTATTGGTGACAATATATTTGCATCTTCGGTTGCAAAGAAATTAAAAAAGAAGCATGGCAAAGATTGTGTAGTGGATTTCAAACTTTCAATTCTTGCTCCATTTGAATTGATATACAACAATCCGAATATAGACAATGTTTATTTCGGAGAATGTGATGAAAGTAATTATGACATTGTTCATCAACTATATCCAATCAATAGAGAGAAAACACCAATAGATCAATTTCAATTACAATGTGGTATTGATAAAGTAGATACAACTTATGAAGTGTTCACTACACCTGCAATAGATTCGTTGATAAATCAGGCATTTCAGCCTTATAGGAAAAATGGAAATCTTTTAGTTGCTGTTCAAACTAATTGGGAAGAAAAAAGTTTCTTATTCACAGAAGAAGAATATGAAAAGGGCATTGATGTGCCTAATTTAGGATATGGTGGAAAACGCCGTGATATAAGTTTTATTGTCAGTCAATTAAATTCAAATGAAAATATAACATTAGTTCCAGTTGGAAAACAAAATGGATATAACCAAACAACTGCTGAAGTTAGCACCGTTAGTGAATTATCATTGACAACATCCATAATAAAAGAATGTGATTACTTTATAGGTTCAGAAGGAGGTCTTTCAAACATTGCAGCCGGTGTTGGAACAAAGACTATCATTACAGGAGATTTCGTTCATCAACTATATGGATGGAACGGTGTCATTGAAAAAAATGAAGAACCAAAATTAGGACCAAAATTTTATTTTCCAAAATTTGGTCATGTCACTCTAAATCCGTATATTACAGATGAAGAAGTTGTTGAAGAACTAAATAAACTTTTGGTATGAGTAAATACAGAGAATATGCACTTAAACTAATACACCAAAGATATTTGGATGCGAGAATATCTTTGTTTGATGTATTTCCGTATGGAGAATTATTATTGAATTTTTCAAAAGAATGTAATCATATTACTGAAATGATATTGTCTCCGATAAATAACAAACTTTCTTTTACTTGGACAATGTTATATGGACTGCATCAATCAAAAGAAAAACACAAAACCATTTATGGAAAAGACGTTGATAAAAAAATAGTATCACTTTCAAAAGATAAATTTCATAATGAATTGGCATATGTTATGGATTTGGCCATTTATTCTGATATTCAATTTGAAATGTTTAGATTGAAACACAAAATTAAGTTTGAACAAACCGATATGTTATTTCTTTATGTTGATAGTCGTTCATCTATTAACGATAATGAATATAAAATCCATAGTGATATTTTAGAAAACTTGAACAAGTATAGCCAATTTATCAACAAGTATATTTTAATTTACGATATGAATTTTGATAAAAATTTGGATTTCAATTTGACAAGTGTAAAAAATGATATTGGAGCAAAATCAGCTTCGATTGAATTTTTACAAAACAATCACGATTGGTCATTGTTAAAATCACCAAATACAGAATTTAGATTTACCATATTAAAAAGAGCAGAGGAAAACTTATATGCAAAAGATATACTCTAAAATTGAACCCGAAAAACTATTACACATAATTGTTCGGAAAGATGATTTCAAACCAGGTAGAGAAGATATTGTTGAAGAAAATCAATTCATACAATGTTCTATTCTACAAATGGAAAATGGAAAAACATTCAAACCACATAAACATATTTGGAAAGAAAGAACTCGTAATGTAATTGCACAGGAAAGTTGGATTGTTGTCCAAGGCAGTGTTAAATGTATTTTTTATGATATTGATGATACACTTATTGCAGAACCAATACTGTATCCTGGTGATGCAAGTTTTACTCTTGAAGGTGGACATAATTATGAAATACTTGAAGACGATACATTAGTTTACGAATATAAAACTGGACCATATGAAGGGCAGTTAATGGATAAGATTTTCTTGGAGATAAAATGAAATTTTCAAATGTTAAAATAAAGGGATCAAGTTCTTATCTTCCAGACACTATTCTTACGAATGAAACGATAGAATCGAGAGTTGATACAACAAGTGAATGGATAAAACAAAAACTTGGTATAGATGAACGCCGTATTGTTGATGGGGAATTGCCATCGGACATGGGCTACAAAGTTGCAGTGAAGGCATTAGAAGATGCTGGTATAGACAAAGAAGATTTAGATTTGATAATAGTTGCAACATCAAGTCCAGAAAAAATATCACCATCAACCGCCTGTATAATACATAATAAACTTGAAATAATAAAAGATGTTCCAGCATTTGATGTAAATGCAGTTTGTTCTGGATTCATATATGCATTGACTATTGGTGCAACCTTTATCAGTAGTGGTGTCTATAAAAATGTTCTTGTTATTGCAACAGAATCATATTCTAAAATAACAGACTGGAACCATAAGCATTCTGTATTCTTCGGTGATGGTGCCGGTGCAGTTGTTCTCGGTCAATCTAATAAAGGTTGGATGTATAGTGAACTATTGGCAAATGGTAATGGAACCGGAATGACTGGTTTTAATCTTAATCCTGGTGAAACATTTAACATGATAGGAAAAGAAGTTTGGGATCAAGCGATTAAAGTCTTGCCACCATCTATAAAAAGTGTATTGGAAAAAACAGAAACAAATGTAAATGATATAAAAATGTTGGTTCCACATCAACCGAGTATAAACATATTGAAAATAGTTGCAGGTGAAATCGGTTTACCTATGGATAGAGTAAAGACAGTTATGCACAAATATGCAAATATAGCGGGTGCATCTATACCTATTGCTCTTGATGAGGCAATTAAATCGGATGAAATAGTGGAAGGTGATAAAATACTTTTAACTGCAATCGGTTCTGGATGGGCATGGGGTTCTATACTTGTAAATAATGAGGATTGATATATGTTAGATAAATTAAAAAGTTATGGCAATGATGTTCGTATACATGAATTATCTGTTATTACTAGACCAGAATTGGTTGAAGTTGGAAATCATATCGCAATAGATATGTGGACATATATTTCAACACAGGCAATTTTAGGAAACTACATACACATTGCACCGAGTGTTTCTATAATAGGTGGTGCATCTGCAAAAATAATAATGGAAGATTTTACAAATATAGGTTCTGGCGGAAGGATTGTTTGTGCAACAGATGATTTCAGTCAAGGACTAATTTCACCGGTAGTTCCAATACAACATAGAACTGTAATAAATTTGCCTGTTGTTTTTAAGAAGTTTTCTACTCTCGGTGTTAATTGTAGTGTATTACCGGGTGTAACACTCGGAGAAGGTAGTATCGTTGGTGCAAATTCAGTTGTAACGAAAGATACAGAACCATGGATGATATATGCAGGTAGTCCTGCAAGACCAATACGAATGAGAGATAGAGATAGAATTTTGAAAAGTGCAAAAGAATTATTAGGAGAAATTTAATGAATACTAACTATTCAACAGACCGTAATGCTTTAGACATACCTTGGATCGAATCACCATTTTTTTATAGTTTATTAGAAAATTCTAATTTAACAGAAGAACAAAAGACCATGTGTATAAACTTTCACGAGAAGGGTTATGTCATAATTGATTTGAATTTGGATGATAGTGAAATAGAACCGATAGTAAATGATATGTATGATGCATTGAATGTTGAATCTACTGTATTTCATGCAGACCATTTTACATATTCAGATTCAAAAAGAATTTTTGAACAATGGAAACGGAGCGATTCTATTGCAAAATTAACACTACATCCAAAAATAACCGAAACATTGACTACGTTATATGGTAAAGAACCGTTTCCATTTTCCACTATAAATTTCATAAAGGGCAGTAATCAACCTATGCATAGCGATGTCATTCATTTTCATACCGTTCCGAGTCTTTGGATGTGTGGAGTTTGGGTTGCATTTGAAGATGTGAATGAAACAAATGGTTCATTGCAAATAATACCGGGTAGTCATAAGTGGTCTGCCTATGAATACCATAATTTGAAGTTACCACATCCTGATACATTGGAGAATGGTGAGGCAGTAACATATAGACAATACGAACACTTTGTCAAATCTTTAATAGAAAATAACAAAGTTGATCCATATATTGTTGAATTAAAAAAGGGACAATCACTTATTTGGGCAGCAAATATGTTACACGGTGGTTGTAATGTAGAAGGTGTCACAGACCTAAATAATACACGATTGACACAAGCGATTCATTATTTCTTTGGTGATTGTGAACAATACTACCATCCTATGTTTAGTGATGTTCCCAATGCAAAATATGCAAAGAAATGGTGTGATGATACTAATAATATAAAAACTTATTTGGATAAATGATTATGTTTCAGTTAGTTCAAGAATTTGAAAAAGAGATTGCAAAATTCTTTGGTTCACCATTTGCTATTGCAGTTGATAGTTGCACTCACGGTATTGAACTTGCATTGCGTTATACTGGTGCTAAAAAGATAAGTGTCCCAAAACGCACATATATTTCAATTCCATTTCTTGCAAATAAACTTAACATAGAGTTGGAATGGAAAGACGAAGAATGGTTAGATTATTATTATCTGACTAATAATATAATTGATGCTGCAGTTTTGTGGAAAGAAAATAGTTACATTCCAAATACAATGATGGGTGTTAGTTTTCAATATCAAAAACATTTATCACTTGGTAGGGGTGGCGTTCTTTTATTGGATAATGAAATAGATGCCATTGAGATAAAAAAAATGTCTTATGACGGAAGATTGCCGGTTATACCATGGAGAGAACAAAACATATCCACCATTGGTTATCACTACTACATGACACCAGAAACTGCAAAGAACGGTTTGGAAAAATTACCAGATGCAATAAAAACTAAACCTAGACAATGGGTTGTTTCGGATTGGCCAGATTTAACAGAAATGAAAGTATTCAAAAATAATATAGGACTATGACATGATTAAGAAAAAAGCATTCATAACTGGAATAGGTGGACAAGATGGTTCATATTTGGCAGAATATCTAGTAGGAATTGGGTATGATGTCTATGGAATAATAAGAAGAAACTCTACACCAGAACACCAACAAAGTAGACTTGATGGTGGTAACAAAGATATAAAAGTGTTCTATGGCGATTTGTTAGACCAATCCAGTTTAGAACGATTACTTTCAGAAATAATGCCGGATGAAATATACAATCTTGCGGCACAAAGTCATGTTAGAGTTAGTTTTGATATACCACAATTTACTGTCCAAACAAATGCAGTTGGTGTTCTAAACATACTTGATGCTTATAGGAGAATCTGTCCTAATGCCAAATTCTATCAGGCATCATCATCTGAAATGTTCGGTAGTTCTGTTGATGAAGATGGGTTCCAAAGGGAAACAACTCTAATGAAACCAGTTTCACCTTATGGTTGCTCAAAAGTTTTTGCATATAACATTGTTCGTAATTACAGAAACTCATATGATCTTCATGCAAGTAATGGTATTCTTTTTAATCACGAATCACCAAGACGAGGATCTAATTTTGTAACAAACAAAGTTGTTAAAACTGCAGTTAGGATAAAACTTGGGTTGGATGATTCATTGGAATTGGGCAACCTAGATTCATTTAGAGATTGGGGACACTCGAAAGATTATGTTAGGGCAATGCATCTTATATTACAACAAGATACTCCAGATGATTGGGTTGTTGCAACTGGCGAAACTCGTTCTGTTAGAGAAATGTGTGAATACGTTTTTTCCAAACTCGGGTTGGATTACAAAGATTATGTAATTCAAAATCCAAAGTTTTTAAGACCAGAAGAACTGCCTTATCTAAAAGGAGATTCTACTAAAATAAGATCTTTACTCGGTTGGAAGCCCGAATATACTTTCAATACAACTATGGATGAAATGGTAAATCATTGGATGAATGTTTTTGGAGGAAGATAATGGAAAGATTAAATGCATTTATGTGTAATCCTGGAAACTTTGGTGATAAAGAAGTTGCAGAACAATGGCCATGTTTTCCAAGTAAGTATTTACATTGGACCCCTTATGAAATGCAAGACATTGCCATTTGGATTGACTGTTGGGATTCACCGTGTATAAAAGAAATAACACGAACAGATATAAAATATAAAATTGCAGTATTGGTAGAACCGAGAGTTCTTGCGCCTTGGCATTATCAATTTGTATTAGATAATGAAGAAAATTTTGATTTGATATTCAGCACATACATAGACTTTGGTTCTGATTCAAAAAACCCTAATAAATTTAGAAAATTTCCAGGTGGTGCTAGAACGCTAATCCATCCAGAAGAATGGAATGTATATCAAAAATCAAAAAATATATCTACAATCATGTCACACAAATCTTATATGCCTGGTCATAAATTAAGACATGAGATAAGAGAAAGACATGGTAACTTGTTTGAATCAATTATTGATTATGTTAATCCGGATTTTAATTCAAAATTTTTAGGATTAAAGGATTATCGATTTGAACTCGTTATAGAAAATGAAGACGATATGTTTTTTTCTGAAAAGTTATTAGATTCTATGTTATGTGGTTGCATTCCTATTTATTGGACAGATAGAGACACATCGTATCTTGATATGTTCGATAAGAACGGTATAGTATTTTTCAAAGACGCTGATGATTTTTTTGAAAAACTTTTAAGTGGAATGTTCACAGAAGAATTTTACAATGAAAGGATGGATGCAATAAAACACAATTTTGAAGAAGCAAAAAAATACATATCACTTGGCGATATGCTTTGGGATAATGGTATCAAAGATTTAATAGGAACAAAATGAATAACATAAAAGTAATATACAGAATATCAGACGCTGGTTACAATAAAGTTAAACCACTTTATATTAACAATGCCAATTGTCTACAAAATGCAGTTAGAGTTTTTGGAAAAGAAAACTTCCATGTGATTGCAGATAATGTATCGGAAGAAACAAAAAGAATAATTCGGCAATCGGGTGATATAGAAGATGAACAGATTGATTATGTTTCCGTTGGACATGGTGCGGGAACTTTTAATTTGGCATTGGATTTGGCATTGAAACAAGATGAAGAAACGCTTGTTTATTTCCTTGAAAATGATTATATTCATAAATCAAATTCATATAAGATAATGTTAGAAGGAATTGAATTGGGTGCAGACTATGTTAGTTTATATGACCATCCCGATAAATACATTCCTGCAAATAGAGGTGGTAATAAATTTGTAGATGAAGACGGTGGTGAGATAACAAAGATATACCTATCCGAATCTTGTCATTGGAAATTGGCAAACAGCACTACTATGACTTTTGCAGGTAAGGTAAAGTCTTTGAAAAGAGATGAGGCGATACTTCGTAAGTGGACAAACATGGGACACTACCCAAGAGATTTTGATATGTTTTTAGAATTAAGAGAGAATGGAGTTTCATTGATGACACCTATTCCTGGTTTTTCAACTCACGGTGAAACTGCATGGTTGTCACCGCTAACTGATTGGGGACAAATATGATTTCAGTAATAATACCATCTTATAGAAATCCAAAGTGTTTGGATATTTGCCTGAAATCTGCATTAGAAAATCAAACATATGATAATGAAATAATAGTTGTAATAGATGGATTCGTTGAAGAATCACAACATATTATTGATGAATATAGTAACAGAGTTTCATTTATACCAATAGAACAAAATTCCGGTATGCAATATGCACTAAATGCTGGAACATACAATGCAACGAATGAATGGGTATTGATTGTAAATGATGATAATGTTTTTCCGAAAGATTGGGACACTATTCTTGAAAAAGACTTTGTGGATAAATTGGTGATAACGCCAAATCAAATTGAAAGAACACCAAGTATATTCAATTTTGTTACACTTGATTTCGGTGGTGTTGATGATTTCGATTTAATACGATATACATTAGAGGAACAAAACCACAGAGAAGATTTACTAACAAATGATGGTGAGATATTCCCTTTCGTAATGCAAAAGAAATACTACATGGCATCCGGTGGGTTTGATACAATATATGATTCACCATTTATTTGTGATTGGGATTTCTTCTTGAAGTTAGAATTGATTGGTCTTAATTTTTTAAGAAGTAGAAAATTAAACTTCTATCATTTCGGTAGTATGGCAACAAAGAACGGATCAGAATCAAATAGATTCAGAGAAAGTGAAATGATTGCTGCAGAAACATTTGAATATAAATGGGGATTCAAACCATTTAGAACTCTAGGAAATTCACATTCACCAAAAGGAAACATTGTTAAAGGAATAATGTATGAATGATAAAACTATATTGATTACTGGTGGCGCGGGTTTACTTGGTGCTAGACTTTCGGATTGGATTGTAACAAATCAACCAGAATATAAAGTTGTTTCTGTTGATAATTTATCAGGTGGTTACATTGAAAATATAAATCCCAATGTTACTTTTTATGAGGCAGATTGTGTTGATAGAAAACAAATTGAGGATATATTCAACAGACACAAACCAACTTATGTATATCACATGGCTGCATACGCAGCTGAAGGATTGTCACCATTCATTCGTTGTTTTAATTATGAGAACAATCTTTTGGCTACCGCTAACATTGTTAATAACTGCATCAAACATAGTGTAGACAGATTGGTATTCACATCAACAATGGCAGTTTATGGTCATGGTAATCCTCCTTTTGATGAATCACATCAACCTACACCTATAGATCCATATGGTGTTGCAAAGTTTGGGTGTGAACAGGATATACAGATTGCAGGTGAACAACATGGTTTGGATTGGTGTATAATCAGACCACACAATGTTTACGGTATAAAACAAAACATTTGGGACAAATATAGAAATGTTCTTGGTATTTGGATGTATCAAGTTCTTAACAATAAACCAATGACGATATATGGTGACGGTGATCAAGTTCGTTCATTCAGCTATATTGATGATTGTCTTGAACCACTTTGGAAGGCAGCAGTAGATTATCGTGCGTCAAAACAGATAATAAATTTAGGTGGAACAAAGGATTGTAGTATAAATGAAGCAAACGATATTCTCAAATCAGTTATTGGATATGGTGAAACTATACACCTTGAACCAAGACATGAAGTAAAGTATGCACATCCTACTTGGAAAAAATCTGTTGATTTACTTGATTATACAGACAAGACATCACTCGAAGATGGATTAAGACAAATGTGGAATTGGGCAAAGGAACAGCCGATGCGTGAACAATTCATTTGGAATGAATATGAATTGGACAAGGGCATATATTCTTTTTGGAAAAAATAATGTTAAATGAAATTAACCATATATTTATAGCTGAAGTTTAACATTTAATTTTTTGGAGTATAGAGATGCATGAGATAGCAAGCACTCTTGTTGCGATTCAAACACAATTAAGATTCTTTCATTGGCAAACAAAATCATACGCTCGTCACCAGGCATATGGGGGAACATATAGTGCCATGAATGAATTGATCGATGGATTTGTTGAAGTTCTTATGGGAAAGTACGGCAGAGTTCCTGCATTGCCATTCAAACTTTACAATAGAAATGAAAAGGATATTATCGCTTTTATTGATGAAACAATTTTATATCTATTAAATTTGGATAATGTTCTAAACACACAAACAGATACAGACTTGTTAAATATCCGCGATGAAATGGTTGCAGAGTTTAACAAACTTCGTTATTTAATTACATTAAAGTAAAACTAATTAAAAGGTGGTTACTATGAGTGAAGAAACAAAACTCAATGAAAATCAAGAATCAAAAGGTCTAGGAGACACTATTGCAAAAATGACCCATGCTATTGGGTTAGACAAAGTTGCTGAGAATGTTGCTAAGGCAGTTGGAAAAGAAGATTGTGGTTGTAATAAAAGACGCCAGAAATTAAATGATATGTTCCCGTATAATAGATGATACCGAAAGATATACATAAGATTGCAGATAAGATTGCGGTGAAATGGGATGGGGATAAAAACTTCATGTCATGGTGTCAAGATACCGTTGGTAAAAGACATCTTGATGATATGACAGAGGTAGAATTGATCATGATATACAATAGATTAAAAAATGGTAAATACCCACTGTCATTGAATAAAGATGCCTAATATAAATCATATATCACCGGAAGAACTTTCTAAAATAATTAAACCGGGAGCGGCTGGTGTTTTAACCATGACCGCCTCCGGTGAATTTCTTTTAACAAAAAGAACATCAAAGGCACATTATCTAGGTGGTCATTGGTCTGTTCCATCTGGAGAGGTGGATGTTAATAAATTAGAATCAATGGAAGACTGTGCTCGTAGAGAGTTTTTTGAGGAAACAACACATCAGATCCCATTGGATGCAAAATTAACCTGTATTGATAGATACTTTACAGATGACAGAATATATTTTTTATTTTTGTATAAAGTCAAAAAACGTTTTTTCGTTAAGATAGATTGGGAACACGAAGATGTAAATTGGTTCACAAAAGAAAATTTACCACAACCAATATCTTCACAAATTTACGATGCAATACAAAGACTTTGATATTTATTATTATGAAAAATAACAAAACATATAAAGAATTACAAGATGCGAAATACATCATGGATATGATGAAAGAGGATGTGTTTGGACATAGAGTAACATCGTATTCACCAAAAGATACACTTCGTTTGAAAAACAAACTAATGCAACCAACAACTGATGCTGAAAAGGAAATGTTTGTTGCTACGGTTGAACCCCTAATGAAAAGAAAAACATACATATCTCCGGATAAAGATGCATTTCTTGATTCATTTGTTGATTTAGATACCAGAGTCAGTCAAAGAGATTTCAGTCAACCAGAAGATGACATGGATGAGTTGGATTATTTGTTTGGTGGCATAGAAGATATTTTGGATGATGATGAATAAACTGCTTTTTAATTTGAAATAATTTTAGTATATTTGTATATTCTCCGTTGGAGATATTGGAGATTGTAATGAACCCAATGAAACGAATCATAATCGAAGAAGCTGCTAAAGTTTTGAGAGAAGTGAAAAAACAAAAAAGAGTAAGTCCGGTTAAGTCTAATTTATTTGAGGCAATAAAAACTGCGGATATAGTTAAGAACAATCCTAAAAAATATAGAATAGCGAAAAAACTTATTGCTATTAGTGAAAATAAATTTATCAAAGAAAGAAACCGTCTAAAAGAAGAACATGGTCCAGAGGATGAATCCGAAATGGCAAAGGCACAATTAGCTGCAATCATGGAAAAATCTAATGAACTTTATAGAATGTTAGACGGAGTATCACATCTTGAAGATTGGTTACAATATAAACTTTCAATCGCAGAAAACTATATTGATGCAGTTCATGGTTATATGAAATACTTTAACGGAGGTGAAGAAATGGAATCAGACGAACAGTATGATGATCAATGGGATGATGTTGAAGAAGAAGATTTTAATGACGAAGATGCGGAATACTATGATGATGAATCCGAAGAAAATTTTGATGATTTCGATGATTATGATTTTGAAGATGATTATGAAGATTTCGATGAAGATGATGAGGAATTTATTGTATAAGTTAAAGGAAGATAAATGAATGGTTGCTGATTTTATATTCGTTGATGGATGGAGATTCTTTTCTTCAAAAGGAAATTACCTATACATAACAGAAGAAGATTTGAAAAACTATGCAGAAAACGGTTTAACGATAGATGAAATAAAATCAATATCATTTTCTTATCTAACTTCTCAAAATTTATTTGATTTTTCAGTAGTGGACAACATAGACCATGAATTTTGATACAAGAACTGTTATAGACATAATAAATCTAAACAATGATTTCAAAGAATCATTATTTGAATTGATATTGGAAGAACAATCAATGATTGATAACACCGATGAATTTCGTGATAAAATTTTCATTGAAACTGTTACGCCAATGGTTAAGAATAAAATAAAAGATTTTTTGTTTCGTAAGGAATTAACAAAGATGAATTTGGGAATCCTAAAAGGAATAATAAATCTAAACAATGTAGATTACAAATATCTTATTGAAGATGTTACATCGTTTTAACAAAAGGTTTTGAAATGAATAAGTTTTTTGAATTTCTTTCGATGGGAATTGTTACACCCATCTTCTATCTTATTTACTCTTTATTTGCAATCATATTTACATTTGCTTTAGGATTACCCATTGCTATTGGGATATACTTTATACAAATGGTTATGAACTGGATATTTGAAGGAGGTTTTTATCATGCCAACTTATGATTTTGAATGTGACAAATGTGGTAGAATTGACGAATACTATGTCCCACTAACAAATTCCGTTCCGGATAAATGTGCTTGTGGAAAAAATCCAAAACTAAATAAATTAGAATCTTTCTCAAAGAGTAAAGCAATACTCAATACAGATGGATTCTATGAAACAGATTACAAAAATAAGTGAGGTTACTATGAATTATCCCAAACATAGACTGGGAAAAAATGTTGTGGTTAGATTGGCACCACAAGTTGGCGTTATGGAATGTGAACTTAGACATTTGATTAGGGCATTTGGACAACCAACATTCTCAACTGAATCAGGTGATGATTTTGATGGTGTAGAAAAGGTTGCATGGCATATTGAATTTGAAACTGGTCATGTTGCTAAAATATCAGATGTTCGCCCATTTGGTTTGCATGAAATGCAAATCAACAGCATAAAAGAATGGAAAGTAAATGCACATGATGAGCAAGTATACGAGTGGATAAAAGAAAAGATTAGGGATGCCAACCCAATGGGTTAATTTTTGTTTTGATCTTATCTTCAAATTTGTTATATTAGTATAGTTAATAATTTTCAAAAGGAGTTTAGACAATGAGATATATCATTGCCTTATTCCTCGCAGTTGGCATATTAACTGCGAGTGACACCAAGACACATCTACATAAATGTTGTGTGAGTGGTGGTAATAGTAATGCAACACTTGGTCAAGTTGTTGCAGGTTTCAAGAACGGGTTTCATGTTGGCATTCGTATTCCAAAACGAGTGGCATTGTCCGTAGAAGAAACAAGAAATGTCGATGGTTTGGTTTATCCGAACCCGTGTTATGGCGTTGCAACTGTTGGTATGGACAATGTTAAATCAATTCAAGTATCTGACCTGTATGGTAAGTTTCTAACAGAGGGGATTGATGTTTTTACCAGAACTATCACATTCACAAATCGTGGTGTGTATATTGTTAGAGTTACAACAAACTCTAATGTTACTTATTCAACAATTATCATTTACTAATTTTAAGAGGTTTTATTACAATGCGTTATTTTATTTTGGCACTTGTTGCTCTCGTTTCGTTTAATGCTTTCGCTGGAACAAACATTCAATATCAGGCACATGCACCTGCTGGTTCACCAACCGAAACAAAGTTTTCTATCTACATTGCAGATAGTTCTTTCGATGAAAACTCACATCTTAATTCCAATGCACTTTGGTATCGTGAGAATGAAAACATTGAAATCAACAATGGTATTATCAATTATCTTATTGAGAATGTTGCAGATAACATTTTGATTGATAACTATGGTAAGAAATTGTTTGTATATGCGTATGTAGATGGTGTATCACTCGGTAGATTACAGATTCGTAGTGTTCCATACTCACTTCTTTCAACTTATTCATTGGAAGCTGCTGAGGCAAAACATTCACAAACATCCGATAAAGCTAAATTGTCAGATAGTTCAAAGAAATCTGCCCATGCTGTTAATTCAAATCGTTCACTAACTGCTGAATATGCAGACTCAACTGCAGTCAGTAACCGTTCAAATACAAGTGGATATTCAGATACAAGTAGAGCCGCTGGTAAGGCAACTCTTTCAGACTTGGCAACCTATGCTTCAACGGCTGCACATTCTGCCAAGTCCGATACTGCAAGATATGCTTTAGATGCAGGTCATGCTTTTGATGCAGACACATCAGTATTTGCGTATGATGCAGACCATGCTAATTTTGCATCAACATCTGCATTTGCAACAAATTCTGCTCGTTCAGTTCTTGCAGATACGGCAAAAACATTGGTTGATAATTCAATAGAACATCGTAACTTTCAACCAGAATCCGTTAGACTTTCATCACTTGAAGGAAGTTCAACTGCTCCCGTTGGTTCATACGCAGTTCGTGGAACTAACGGAATTTCGTGGGAAGTTAATCCACAACACAGAACAAGTAATGTTCAAGTCTATACCGCCGCCCCAACAAGTATTCCTGGAGATACACGATGGATTGTCAGTCGTGTTGCGGTCGATTACAACATTACATCACCTACAAATCCAGTTGTTGGTCAGCTCATTTCCATCTTCAATGGTTCAACTGCAAATACAGTTACTCTTTTGAACTCGGTATGGAATTTCGATACTGCAATGATTTATGCTATTTATCCAAACCAATCAAGAACACTTTGGTTCAATGGAACCAATTGGGTAGTTGTAGAATAATATCTCAATAACCATGTGTTAATGGAGTTACGAAGTCGCCAGATTATCTCTGGCGATTTCTGTTTATATCCAATGTTTACATATTTATATGTACCTTAAACATGGGAGACCTTAATGGCACAACTAAATGCAAATACTCCTTATGTACAATGTTACATAAGAAAAGAAATAACAGGTTATGATAAACACTTACACGGTTACATATTCGGTGTAAAATCTATGTTAAATTATCCTATGCTATTTCATTTTCAGAGTGAGATTGGTGCTATATTTTGGAATATGCCAATTAGTGCATTCTTTCATAAAGAAAATTTCGATATACTATCAGACAATGAACAAAAGAGATTACAGTTATTACAGACTTGGGATTGTCAATCAACGGCAATATCAGTTTGTTGTTTCAAATTCTTACAACATAAAAGAGTAGATATTTTTTGTAGAGATAAAAAATGGCGCAGTGGAATATATCATTTTACAATAGATGATTACTATACGGATCCTAATGAAATTCATGTTGGTTATTCACAAGACATGGATAGTAAGTGTTATCATTTTATAGAAATGGAAGATGGAAACTTCTGTATTCATCCAAACAATCTATTAAGATGGCACAATCCAGATTTCGTTGTTCCATATGATAAGAACAAACCACCTAAAATACGAATTAACAATCCACTAATGTCAAGTGAAGATATTGACCGCAGTTATGGAAATACTGCTTATTACTTTTACAACAATGAAGTTGATTGATTTGTAAATTATTACATATTTATATGTGATATATTATTAACGGAGTATTTAATGAAAGATTTGGTAAACGAGGGAAGACATTTACAAGATAAATTCAAAGACAAATTGAAAGAGGAATTAACGGGTCCTTCAAAGGCAGATATTCACTATAAAATAAATCATCCAGTTCTTACTATACTAACCATACAGGATGACAAATCTGCATTTTCTGGTAATAGAGGAACAACTCGTATGCAAATTGTGTTTGGATTGAAGTCTCCTGCAATTAACACAATGGCTGATCCAGAAATGCTTATGCGTGATGCTTCAAAAATTGCCAGAGATATATGTGGTAAACTTGATAACTACAATACAACTCATAATTCAGGTAGACCACAACAACAAGGAAATAATATAATAGTTCCGGTTAGAGTTGAACACTGGACAGGTGATTGATATGAAAGACTTAGTAAATGATGGTAGAAAATTACAAGATAACTTTCGTAAAAAATTATTGAAAGAAGATGTATTTCAAGATTTGGGAATATCACTTTCACCAAAAGCAAAAGAAGAAGTATTAACTAACAGACTCACAAACAATCCGCAATACATTAGTGCAGTTCAACACGAATGGGATTTTTTTAGTGTTAATGAAAAAGAAGCAAAATCGGAAGATGTTGCAATGATGTTAGAAAAATTAAGAAAAAATAATTGGAACAACACACCAGAAGATTGGGCTAAACTTCATGTAACAGAATTTTTTGCAAACAAGGAGTGAGTGAAATGGATATTGGTAAATTGAACGGTAAAATTCCAGATATTGTCTATGATGAAATACAATCTGTGATAAATACTTTTTTAATAAATACACCAATTAGATTGTCACATTTTCTCGGCCAATGTGCACATGAAAGTGGAAATTTTAAGTTTATATCTGAAAATCTAAATTATTCAACCAAAGGTTTGATTGCAACATTTCCAAAGTATTTCAAACAACCAGGACTTGCAGAAGCATATGCCAGAAATCCTGAAAGGATTGCATCAAGAGTTTATGCAGATAGAATGGGTAACGGCGTTGAAGGTAGTGGGGATGGCTGGAAATTTAGAGGCAGAGGTTACATACAATTAACAGGTAAAAATAACTACTTTGCATTTGATAAGTTTGTAAATGAAGATATTGTATCAAATCCAAATTTGGTTGCAAGTAAATATCCCTTATTATCTGCAGGTTGGTTTTTTCATAAGAACAAATTGAATAGTATTTCAGATAAAGGTTTGACTGAGCAGGTTATATTAGAATTGACTAAAAGAATAAACGGTGGAACTAATGGATTACAAGACCGTATAAAATACACAATAAAGTTTGGTAAAATACTTGGAGTAATTTGAAATGAATAGAAAAAATGATATGTCCCTTGTTAAATTACTGAAAGAGATAATGATTTCAGAGGGAGATACATCTGGCTCAACTGATGCAGAAAATGTATTAGCAATTCTTATGAGTAATCAAGGAATGACGAAAGAAGAATTTGCTAAATTTTACAAAACAAAAAATGTAGATGCTGTATTTTTGAAAGATTATTTTGCAAGATTTCTGAATGGAAAGCCAATTGATGTTTATTACGGAGCCATTAAGAATATAAAGGCTGAAAAATTACCAGTAAACGCAAAACAGGTTGGTGATGCTAATTTTGGAACAACCCAAATGTGGCAATCATATGGGGGTATCAAGTCTGTTCGTTCAAAGGCAGATGTAATAGGACAAGGAGTAACATATTCTGTAAAAAATGCAAGCACACAGGTTAGAGTTCTTGATGCATCTGCTCCACAGATAATAGCGTTGATTCATTGTGCCATGGATAAAACTAAAAACACTCAAAAGGTTAGAGAGACTATTAGGAAAAGATTGACAACACTAAAAGAATTATCCAATGAAGAAGGCGCAAAATTGTCAAGAATGTTTGGTGGAAAAAAATATGGACTCGGTGAATTGAGAAAACTACTTGATACAAATATGAAGGCATTGATTAAACAATACGATGACAATACCGCTGAAATGAATGTTGAGATTGAAGCAATTTTTGATCAAATTCAAAGTGAAAAAGATTTCAAAGATGCATTTATTTATGAATCATTATCCGGAAAAACAATGTTGGGTGAAAATTCCGATGGTAGAGCAGATGCTATTTTGACATGGACTGCTGATTTTTCACAAGTTAAAAGCCATGACATAAAAGATGTTACAACAAAAATAACTTCCAATTTTAAGATACCAAAGTTTGCATCAAAAAGTAGTGGTGTTAGAATCACAAAAACTATACAAATGTTTTTTCAAGACACTTCAAAAGAAGTAGACAAATTGGCTACACAAGAAAATATATTGATTAAAAAAAGAAATAGTAGACTGATAACAGAGGGTGCCTTTTCTGATTTGTGGAATACATTACAACAGAAAGGAATGGACGTTATTAAAAAATTGATAAAGGCCATAATGGATTTCATTAAAAAGGTAACGGATAAAATATCAGGCGCCATTACTGATTTGTTATCTGTGTTGGGTTTTGAAGTTCAAATACAAGGTGATTACAGTTTAGATGCTTCAATAAATTATGAAAGTTTGTGATTATGTTAGATTCGTTTTGGGCAAGTTTGGAGATAGATGATATATCTGATTTAGGATATACGGAAAACTCTCCGTATAAAACACAAGAACAAAAAGAAGATGTATTGGAAAAGATAGATTGGGTGTTACTAAAATTACATAAGATAAAAGATAAGAGAAAATATGATTATGATATTGTAACAAGTGTAAAAAACAAAATAAAGTTTAACGATTGTTCATTGACTATTAAGGGTGTGGAATTTCTTAATTTGATAACGAATGATTTGAAACAGGACATCTTCTAAAAAGAAAACCCCATGAATTTCATGGGGTTTTTATTTATCATTCAAATGCTTTACTACCAATCAACTTTACTATTTCTTCAAATACTTTTTCAGATTCTTTCATTTCATCAACTTTAATTTTGAATTTATTCAAGTTGTGTTCTATCGCTTGGTCGAATGTTGATAGGTAAGCATCCCCTTTCTTTTTTCTAATAGTTCCAACCCAAAGAATTGCCTGTATCTCCAATGGTTCCATGTTGAATCTTTCTGCAAGATCATGTGTCTTTTTTGAAAGATATTGGTAATTACTATTCTTTGCTAGTATCTTTCTTTTTTCTTCTGTATTCAAATGTGGATAGAAGAATGTTGCCATCCAAATGTCCATTGTAACGGGCATCCAACCTGTTTCTGTTTTGTATGTTGGATCCAAAAGATTAAGACAGAATGATAATATCTTCTCGGATGATATAACTTTCGTGTCCATCAATGCTCCAGTGTCTTGTCTAATGTGTCTACCTAATTCTTGTGCTAAGTCTGTCTTTTGAAATTGATAACCCTTTTCTTTGTACAGTTTCAATGTTCTTAATATGTTTGGCAAAACAGTTGGAAGACTTTTGTTACCCTTAATCATTCCCTTAACGGTTGCTAAATTCTTAAATTCATTTCTTTGTTTTATACTTTGATACAATTCAGAACTTGACATTTGTATCATTCTTAATAATTGTGCTTCTGTTTTTGGATCAGAAAGGTCTCTTTTTATTCCAGTATAAACTTGTGATGCAAGTTTGAAGTTATCTGATAGTCTTGAAAATGATGCAAAAATTCCTAAGAGAAGAAGAAACAAACAACCATCTGATTCTTCCATTGCTGATAGAATTTTTGTATTCATTTCTTCATACCATTTTTTTGCTGCTAATCCCAAGTCCACGATTTCTTCAACTCCATCAAAAACGGATTTGTCTATCTTCAAAACATACCCACCTTCTTCTAATTCTGCAGATGTCATTTGTAGATATTTTGGTTTTTCTTTTTCTTCCAATTCCATTTCAACAAATGGTGTAACATCTGCACCAACTTGTTTAGCGAAATCATTTAAGTCTTGAAATTCCTTTGCATCCAATTCAAAACCAACTTCACCACCTTCAAACATTAGAGTGAAACGTTTTTTTCTTTGTTGCAAAGGTGTTAATTTTTCTTCAATGAGTTTTTTTAATCGTATCATTCTATTATCCTTATCATATTTTTGGTGTATAAATAAACTGCAGCTGCAGCTCCTGCCATTTTTGCATCTGTTCTTTCCCTCTTAGCAACAATAACAGTTGCCAATATATCACCAGATGGTGAACGCCCTTCTCTAACTCTATTTGATGTATCTATGTTGGCTATAACTTTTCCAGTTGTACTTTCTCCCAATCTAACGAATGGTGTAACAAATCTTGCAAGTATTCTTCCAGATGGTGACCGTCCTAATCTAATTTTATCTCGGTCTATTGTGAGTAGTATATCACCAGATGGTGAACGTCCTTCTCGTATTGAGTTTTCATTAAAGTTTAAGAATATGTTTCCAGATGGAGACCTACCTAACTTTATTACATTGGCAACTGGAGTGTTTATGTTGAACCCCAAACCAAATACTTCATTTAATATGTCTTTTAATTTAATCATATTTTTCCGGATCAATGTATGGTATTCCTAAATCCAAATGAAACTGTTTGTCTGATGCTTTATATGATTCCTGTGTTTCGTCATTGAAGTCGGTTGTGTATTGCCAGTTCCAAAATAAATTATCTGGTGTATCAAATCCGAATGCACCCAACACACTTTTTTGAACTACGGTTACATTTGCACCGTTCCAATTTTGTCCTATACAAATAAAACCCGCTTGTTTATCTTTCAGTAAATTTTCTTCACCTAGTGTTGTATGTCTGTTTTCTATCCAAGTCAATCTCTCTATCAGTTTTTGATATTCCGCATTTGTTTGTCCCCAACGGATAGATGCAAAGAAAATAACTATATCTGCTTTGAATAGTTCTTTACTCACCATCCATAATTGATCTTCTTTATCATTTACTGATGCCCAGCATCTGTGATGTCCTGTTGGATTTTTCTTCTTGTCCTTTAATACGGAATCTATAACACCACAAGTATTACCTGTTTTATGTGATACATTGCCTTCACATGGGTATATTTTCACTTGTGGTATATCAATCCATTCTGATTTGTTTGGTATCTGTTCTTTGATGAATAAGGCAAGTTCTGTTGATTTTGGCAATTCTAATTCAACACCACCTGCGGAATACTCCGTGTTAAACGGGTATCGTGTTGATGTTGTTAAAAACAAAACACGTTTCGATGGTTGTAGTGATAGATATGATATGGTATCACTAACCACACCAGATATGTCTCTACGTTTTAGTAACGATGCTAAAGATGGTATTGCCATTTTATCAAATTAAAGTTTAGAAAAATACTAACTATAAATATATGCTAAAAAAAATCCCACCCAAAAAAATGAGTGGGATTTTTCAAAATCAATACATCATGTCTTGTTGAATCGGTTGTTGATTTTTACTTTCATCATCGATATTAGTAATAGTCGCCTCCGTTGTTATCAGTAAACCAGCTACCGATGCTGCATTTTGTAATGCAACTCTTGAAACTTTGGTAGGATCAACAACACCCGATTCAATCAAATCCTCGTATACTTCTGTTCTTGCATTGAATCCATAGCCAGATTGTTCGGATTCAAGTGAATGATGTTCTTTTATCTTATTGACAATCACAGATGGTTCAATACCACAGTTCGTTAGAATCTGACGGATTGGTTCTTCAACTGCCTTTTTAACAATAGAAACACCTATCTCTTGGTCATCATTGTCTGTGTATATCCTATCCAATCTGTTTAGAGCAGAAATATAAGCAACACCACCACCTGGAACAATACCTTCTTGAACAGCTGCTCGAGTTGCGTGTAGTGCATCTTCTATTCTTGCCTTCTTTTCTTTCATTTCAATTTCTGTTGCGGCTCCTATTTTGATTACAGCAACACCACCTGATAATTTAGCAAGTCTTTCTTGTAGAAACTCCTTGTCATAATCAACATCAGTGATTTTTATTCTTGATTTAATATCATCTATTCGTTTCTTAATAGAATCGGTACTACCTGCACCTTCAACAATAACTGTATCTTCTTTTTCAACAATGACCTTCTTTGCAGTTCCAAGATGTTCTACTTTTGTGTGTTCTAACTTAACAGTATGTTCTTCACCAACAACTGTTGCACCTGTTAGTGTTGCAATATCTTGTAGAATCTCTTTTTTTCTATCTCCAAAACTTGGAGCACGGATAGCTGCAACTTTCAATGTTCCTCTCAATTTGTTTACAACCAAAGCCGCCAAAGCTTCGCCTTGAATCTCTTCCGCAATAATCAATAGACTTCTACCAGATTGTGCAGTCTGTTCGAGAATTGGTAAAACTTCTTTGATTGCACTAACGTCTTTACCACATACAAGAATGTATGGGTTTTCCAAAATTGCTTCCATTGTATCTTGATTTGTTACAAAGTATGGTGAAAGAAATCCTCTTGAAATCTGCATACCTTCCACAACATCCAAAGATGTTTCAATGCCTTTTGCATCTTCAACGGTAATTACACCATCTTTACCAACCTTCTCCATTGCGTCTGCAATTAGATTTCCGATTGATTCATCATTGTTTGCAGAGATAGTTCCAACGTGGGCAATTTCTTGTTTACCATCAACTGGCTTACTAATCTTTTTTAATTGATTGGTAATTTCTTTTACTGCCAAATCTATTCCTTTTTTTAAGTCCATAGGATTTGCACCAGCAGTTACATTCTTATATCCCTCTCGGAATATCGCCTGTGCTAAAACAGTTGCAGTTGTTGTTCCATCACCTGCAACATCGTTTGTTCTTGATGCAACTTCTTTTACCATTTGTGCACCAAGATCTTCTATCTTGTCTTTTAGTTTAACTTCCTGTGCAACAGTCACTCCATCTTTTGTAACCAAAGGTAAACCGTATTCTTGTTCAATGATTACATTTCTACCCTTTGGACCTAATGTAACTTTGACCGCATTGGCAAGTTTATCAACTCCATTTTTTAGAGAAGACCTTGCATCTACATCGAAAGATATATTCTTACTTGACATTTTATGAAACCTCCATATTGTTATTGATTATCTTTTTTTGGTTTTAGAATTGCAAATATGTTTGTATTTGGAATAATGATTACAGTTTCACCATCGAAACTACACTCTGTTCCAAAGTATTTTGTTCCGTATAATACTTCGTCACCAACACTAACTGTCATTGGAATTAACTCACCTTTTTCTGAATACTTGCCTGGTCCAACTGCCAATACAGTTCCTCTAACTGCACCTTCTGCAACCGAATCGGGAATAATAATACCTGCACTTGTCACTTCTTCCTCCAATCGTGGTCTGATGATTACACGATCTTCAAGTGGTATGATGTTTTCAAATCCACCAATTTCCATAAAACCTCCAAATTAAATTTGTATAAATTAACTTTCCGATTCGGATTCTTCATCCCAATCGAAAAACTTTTCTTGTTCTTCTTTTTTCTTTTCTTCTTGTTGTCTGATTCTTTCTTCTAATCTTCTACGGTATCTGCCGTCTCTTGGGCGTTTCTCGCCATACCACGGTGTCTTTGATACTGTTCCATATGTCCATCCTTGATATGATGTTGATGGTGTTCTTACAAGATTGAAGTAACAATTAAAACACAACAAACGAAGATTCTCTAAACGAGTATTCCGCCAGTTGTTATCTATGAAGTCTATCAGTAGTGGATAGTTCCCATCAGTCATTCTTGGTTCATCCCAACCACACGCCGCACATGAACACGGAATCCATCCTGACAGTAATAATCGCTTTCGTAACTTTCTTGAATCGTATGCAGGATGTTTACCATCAAGTATATCCTCTAACTTTTCTTTGTAACCTTTGTTACAATCAAATGATTTACCATTCCACTTGTCATCTTTCTTTTCTCTTGTTAGTGGAATACCAATCTTTGAATGTAGTTCAAATAATGTTTTGCCTGTTTCGGAATCAATATGTTGCTTAGCCCACTTCTTATATGTGCGATAATCTACTTTTAGAAATCTGGAAGCATCTTTATTACCGAAACTATTTTGCATTGCATAACGGATTTGTGCTTCCGTTAATATCAAAGGTGGTCTACCCTTTTTTCCATTCATAACATACTATCTCATAACACTAAAACATTGTAGATATAAATATGGTATAATATATCAAAACCACAAACAAATATACAAAAACTTTTGGTAACAAACAAGCAAAAATAAAAAAGGTGAGTATAAACTCACCTTAATTTTATCGTTGGTCTAACAGAGCAAAGTCTGTTATTCGGAAATGGTTATATGGATTAATTGTTCTCTTACGATACCATACGCCCCCACCATCCCATTCTCTACCGCTTTTACCGGAAGATGTATTACCTTCAATGGTAGTTCCACCTTTCCCTTTCCATTTATCAACGAACCCAACATGACCAAACATTGTTGTTCCTCTACGCCAAACCACTACGGTTCCCATAGGAATGTCCATGTTTGAGTTCACAACTTTCGTAGCACGGATTGTCTTGTTCTTCGTAATGAAGTGTCTGGCTAAACCAGAACGAACACGCATAGACTTTATCTTAGCACTATCAAGACAGAATGAAACGAATGCTCCACACCATTGATTACCGGGTCTCAATCCAACTGATTTTAGAAATCTGTTTACCCAATAACCGCTGTTGTTTCCTTCCTCTTTCGTTCCAACGAATCCGTAAGCAATGTTTCTAACCCTTTCACCGTCTGTCTGTTCAACTGTTTGAGAAGCAGAGAGCAGCGGTAAGGATGTTAGCAAACAACCAAATAGCGTAAGCAATAGGATTTTCTGAAAGTATCTCACGAGTCTTCACCTCCTTAATCAAGAATGAATCAACAAACCATGCAGCTCCAACGGCAAGTGCATACTTACTCAAACCAACAGCGAATGTGCTGAAGTTACCATCCCCAAATGTTGCACCGATTGCTATTACGGATAAAACAAGTAATGGTATGAATGTGTTTAAGGTATCTAACATGATATAACCTCATATAATAAATAAAACATAACTACCATAATAAATATGGGTAGTGATTAAAAAACCACTACCCATTGCTTGTAGTCCGGGTGGGACTCGAACCCACACGAAGATTACTCCTCTCAGGATTTTAAGTCCTGTGCGTCTGCCATTTCGCCACCGGACCCAAATCAAATCTTGTATACGAAATTGTAAAACTCTTTCTGTAAGTATTCTGGAAGTCTATTCGTTATCCTATCCTCAAACATATAAGGAAATAATTCCACAACGTTTTCAGTCTCACAATAAATTAACATTTGTTCCAACATTTGTTTCTTTGTCTTATGGTCGCGAATAAGATTGTTGAAATAGTCTCTCAAATCTTCTTCGGTGGTGGATCCAATAGAATCATTCTCATAGTATTCACGGTGTATAAAATTCTTTGCGTTCTGTAATAGTTTCAGTTGTGAATCACATTGGTCAATCCACTCTCTTATCATGTCTGTCGTTATGTCTCTCATGTCATTCTCCAAATACTTCTAAGAAACCACGAATTGCGGATAGAAACTTTCCACCGATAAATAGAAACAGTACCGCATTTGCTAGACCCAAACCAATCAACCAATTTGTCATGCGGTCGCCGCGGTTTTCCAGTATTGCCTTTGATTCTTTCATATTATTTTCCTTTGTGATTGTGCTCGGTATGTTCCAACTTCAAACTTCGTTTGAGTTTGTCACACACCTCACCACTTACTTCTTTGAAAATATCATCCACAGTATCATCCCAATTAGGGCAGTATTCAACACAGTCAATCCAATTAACCACAACACAGTGTCCATCAACAGGTCAACAGTTCTTGGACTATCCTCTGTCCACACTCTCGGTTTACCTTTGAACGTCATCATGCGAATACCTCGTCTAACACACATTCAAATACAAAGTCTGTTCCGTATTCTGCATTCTCCATAGCCAATTCATGTGATGAATAAACACCACGAATCTCACAGAAACTTTGGTTGTAAAGCACATAGACTTTCATCGGTGCCTCCTTAAAATATGTTTAATAAATTCCCAATCCGTGTGGGTTTGATTACCACCACTACGCCGTGTGTTCCAACGGATGCGAACACGATTTATCCAATCAATGAAACTTGTTACACCCAAGACAAGTGCAATCGTGAGTAAAACGGATGCGATGATTTCACTCATAGGTATAACTCCAATACACCGGATGCAAGAGCAGACCATAGGGCATACTTACAAATATCCGCGTGTAACCAAGCGGCGTCACGAGACCATAACAATTTACGGTTTATGTGGTAGATAATCATTAGTACGGTAGCGGAGACACCCGCCCATGCTGCGATAAAGAGTAAGGTGAATGTTAGATATTCCATTATATGATTCCTTATTGATTGGTGATAAACCCAATGGGCTTGGGTGCAAAATGTTCTTGAAGCACTTGTTGAGCAGAGATAAGACTTCCATCATCGTCACGGACAAAGAGCTGTGGTCTATCGGCTTCCGGAAGACCTTCAATGATTCTCGCCATCGTTTGATTAAAGGAACGACCGGAGAGCTTTGACAGGCCGATAAGATATTCGAGACTTGGGTTAAACATGATTACCTCGGCCATCGGTTGCGGTTCCGTCATCGTTGTACGACCATGAATCATCAGATGGTTCTTCGTTCTCATGTTCGGGTTCCACAAAGTATTCGTCATACAATACTCTCAGGACTTCATCATCGGTGTAAGCATATCCACCGAATCCATATTCCAATACCTCACGCCAATCGGGTAGTATATCATTGTCCAATTCAAAGTCAATGATAGCATCCACTATCTCTTGTCTTGTGTAGCCATGATGAAAGATTGTTTCTTCATTGTGTGTCATTGGTCTGTCTCCTTATTTACGGGTTGGTCAATTCTGATACTGTCAAAAACAAGTCTGTGAAATTCTGTCCAACGGGCACCACAACCACATTCCATTTCATAGAAATAAAACTCGTCACCGATACCACTATCAAGATGATCTATGAACGCATCCGAATGACATTCTGGACATTCATTTTCCTTTATGAAATAACCTTTGTATTTCTGTCCAACATCGTAGTATTCTTCAATCCAATCCATTGAGTTATCCTTTATTGATATACAAATATACGGAATTAGTTTGAGACTACCAAAGGATTTTTTACTTTGTTAGTTGGCGTCCGAAGAGCAAGTCTGTATGTGTCCATTGGGATTGCGGTCACATTACGGACATCCTGCAAGTTTGTGTTGAATACCGCATCCTCTTCGGCGTCTCTCTCACAAGATGCCCAAGTTGCATAGGTAAACAGTTCTTGGTGGTCATCTTCAAGTATGACCATCCATTCTTGATAGGTATTTATCATCTATGTTCCCCATTGTAAACTTCAAAAATAACTGGACATTCCTCACCGTTTTCATCTTCTTCATTTTCATAGAGCCAGTCAGCATCCGTGTTCAATATATTCAGTTCCTCAGCAAGTTCTTCGTTGGTATATTCCACCCAACCTTTGACACCAGATTCCATCATATCAAGATAGTATTCTATCATATCGTGAACACCTATATCGTATGGATTAAATCTCTCTGAGTTCCATTCACGCAATGTATCGATTGCCTTTGCCCTTTCAATCCTACGGACAAATGCAGTTCCCCATTCGGGATGTTCAATCTTTGTATAACCTTCTCGCCATTCCTCACCGTTACTGTGAGTAGGCGTAGTCTTTAGTTCATTCATTTTCTTCTCAATTCCTTGCCAATCAATTTGTGATGGATGCGGCATAGACATAGTTTTATTCCTTGTTAATGTTTATTCTATAATAAATGTTTCACTTGTGCCATAATGTCTGTAAAGTTCTGCTATCAATTCTTCATCGTTCATGTTTACCAAACCTTTATGGCTGGTTCCGTTGAGTTGCCAATCAATCCAAACGTGTTCCATTTCACTGAGGTATTCGGTGCAAAAGTCAATTACCAAATCGATTGCTTCTTGTTTGCTTACAACTTTAACTTCTCTTGTTTCGATTCTCATTGTGTTATTCCTTAATTGTTAATGTTTAATTCCAACGGTATTCTTGTATAGATTGTATAATGTCACATGATATAATCATCGCGTGTGTATGTCTTATCTTTGCGTATTCAGCTGCCTTCAGGTATTCCCCACGGATAAGTTCATACCTTTCCGTATCGGGTTCTTCATGGTTCAGAATATCCTTCAATGCATCATAGGTTTCACTAGCATTGTGATACTTTACCAACAAGTCTGTTGCAAGTTCGTATGCATGGTCATCTTGTAAAAACATGGTTCACCATTGGGTAATTTTGATATTCGTAAATTCATTAAAGTCTCTGCGGGTAAAATTAAATTCACCATCGAATGCAGCACCGGTTCGGTGATTCTCAATATACCGCACCCAAGAACGATTTGTTCCAGTCACGGTGCAGTCAATCCACTTGCCTCTACTTGGGCAATACCATTGGAATTTAGTGCCACGCTTAACATGGTGTGACCTTTTGTCTCGGATATGTGGTTTCCTTACCATGATGACCTCGGGTTGTTTAGGTAAGCGGGTCCGTATAGATCATATTCGGCTGTTCCTTCTAACAGATTACCACGAGCGTGTTTTGCAGGTGCCTTGAATGATGCAGCTTTGAGCAAGTCTCCTCGTTTGTATGGTATGCCACTCACAGTCATGTCTTGTAGGGCAACAAAACCCCAAACAGACTTTACTCCGCCGGCAGGACCACGGTTAGTTTCTGAAATAATCTTAGCATACTTGTTGCCGTATTGGACTGAATACAGCCATGTTTTGTTTGTATCAAGTTCTGGTAGTCTATGGTTTACTAAAAACCCAATAGCAGATACAAGACTGGGTGTTTGTGTTGTTGTATTCATTATCTAACTCCTGTATATTCTGAAATTGGTTTGACGGTTTCTACCATTACATGACTGTCAGGAATTCCACGCAAAGTGTTCAAGACAATATGTAAACTTTTTTTGGTTTCAAATTCAAATTCAACATCTGGAATGATAGTATTACCAATGATGCGGTATTCTTTGATATTCCTACCCATCGCTCTCACAAATTCAAATACATCATTGACGCCTTCGGCTCTCATTTTATATGTCATTATCATGGTTGTTATCCTTATAGTTTATTGTTTATCGTGTGCAAAGACCAGCATCAATCAATGTCATTGCGATTCTACCATACCAGCCTTGCAATCCCCAAACATCGCCACTATCAATTAGTGACTGAAATGATTGGATATACAGTTCTTCACTACATTCTGGGTTGCATTCGATATTCATAACTGCATCAATGGTGCTCATGGTTGTTGTTCCTTATTGTTTGTTGTATGTATTGATATAGATACTGGATGTGATCGAATTTTCTACACCGAAGATTTGTTGGAACGAAGCGTTTGCAATGTCACTGGCTTCTCCAAAACTGTAAGCATGAATCTTGCGTTCTGGAATTGAAACTACTTTGTTGTTGTAAACACCAGAAACGGTGACTACATATTCGCGAATGTGTTTTGTGGTTTCCATGGTTGTTTTTCCTTGTGGTTATTGTCTAAAATAATTCATTGCCATGTCTAGCAGACTATCAATACTGGATACAATGAGAACAAACAGTATGATCCCGGTAATGATTACAGTCTCTTTGAGAATGTGTTTTAAGCGTTTCATTTTGTGTCCTTAACTTACTTTACAAATATACGGAATTTTCAGATAAGATCAAAGCATTATTTTTGAAGATGGAATACCTGCACCATTTTTTACCGTGTCCACGGCTTCGGACAACAGAGCAATACGATACAAGACTGATTCCTTGCGGTTCATATAGTCTATTGATTCCTCTAATGTCATTGGATTGACGCGGGTTTCTCTTTCACGGATGAGCTTTGAATAGTCAGACCAAGCATCTGATAGTTTATCGGTTAGTGTTTTCGAGAATAACATGGTTGTTTCCTTTGGTTGTTCTTAACTTACATTACAAATATACGAACTTTTTTTGTAAGATCAAAGCACTATTTTTTATTTTTGTGGAATTGTTTTTGGTCTCAATTACCACCACCTTAACTTACAATACAAATATAAGGCATTGGCATGAAAGATCAAAGCATTACTTTATGGATATGAAATTTGTATTTAGACTGAATCTAAATAAGGAGGGTTATGCAAGTCGTTGATTTGTAAGGAGTTAGTAAGTCCTTTATTTTCAACGAGTTATGGGGGCATAAGAATAGGGTAGTTCCGTTAGAAACTACCCCAGATTCGGTATGACATTTTGTCATGTGTCAATTATGATATTTTCAATTTCATATCATCTGAAAGTCCGTGGTTGTGGACCTCCAAAATTGCCTCCATGAATCCTTCTGAATCACCAAGGTTTTGAATTGACGGTGCATCTGCAAGTTGAATGTTTTTCAAAAACCTATCAAAACTGAAATCAGAAAACTCTAACACTTTTTTGAGGGCATAGATGAAGTCTCTTTTTACAACACCTTTTTTGTTGATCAATTTTGAATTTAGATACGGTCTAACTTCTTGAACATTATCCATCAGTTCTGTTGCCTCTTGTAGGAGGTTTACAACAAACTTTCCATTTTGCCATATTGTGTTTCTGTTTTCACCTTTTGGATATGATTCACCATACAATAAACCAATCGTAGTCCAATGACCAACATTGTATTTGTTTCGGAAAGTTTCGTAAACAGAATAGTCTTTTTTACCCTTTCCTTTCCAAAGTTTCAACCAGTCATTTTCTCTCCATGGTTTACCATTTTGGAATATGTTTACATGGTCAATGGTTAGTCCAGGTATAACATAATAGTATATCTCACCACCACGACTTTGCAATGCCGTAAAACGATTTTGACCATCAATAATTTCATGGTTTTCGTTTACTATGATTGGGACCGGTATGTAACCATTTTTGGTGAGATCACCAAATTCTTTTGAAACATAGTCAAGCGAATCAGTAATTGGGCTCAGCGTCTGGTTTGTTATGTCACGATTGAGTGGCAATAACTTGAACATACTGTAATCCTTTGTTTTGAACACTTGTCCAACAGCAGTTGATCCTTTCTTTGGTTTTTCTACACGAAGTTTCATCTTCTTGTAGTCTTTTTTGGACAATTTTTTTGCGGATGTGTTAAAACTGGTTTCGAGAGATTGATTAGCGCTCATTGCCTAATCTCCTGTAATAGTAAAACAAAAATATAAATGTGGGTGAACACCACCCTTTTATTTCAAAGTTCATATACAAATATAAGTAATTTTTCTGTAAGATCAAAGCATTATTTTTCTTTTTTTTGAACCACAACCATTGGTTGTTTCGTGTTCATCATCTTACATTACAAATATAAGGCATAGGCGTGAAAGATCAAAGCACTATTTTGAGATAATCAAATTCATATTTAGACTGAATCCAAATAAGGTAGGTTGTATAAGTTGTTGATATGTAAAGACTTACATCCGGCCATAAGTCTTTTGTAATCAATGGGTTACTGTGGTTTGATTACGGCATAGTAGCCAGTCTCAATCTGAATATGCAACTTGTCCTTATTCATTATGCCAACCCTACCATCGCCGGTATCACGAAAATAGTAGTTCATATCCGATACATGAATGAGTTTCCAAGTTCTACGGAAATTGTTTGAGTTTTCCCATATACATTGTATGTAATCATGTATGGATATTATTCCATTATGTTCAGCAACTTCTGTGTTCATAGTATAACCTTGAAATTTGTAGTCAGGGCAGGACTCGAACCTGATAAGCAACCATTTTCATGGACTCGGAAACCGTTCCTCATTACGCCCACCTGACTAACCGGCATTTTTTATCTATTGAGTGGTTCACCATCCACTCGGTATCTAAAATAATTATTGTCTAAAATAATGACCACGATTTTCAACATAGTCTTGCATTACAGTTTCCGCGGTTGTTCCCCAATCGATTGCAATATACCAAGGCAAATCTTTTGGTATCACTCCAGTATCTTCTAACAGACGCATAACAAATGTCTCGTCATCATCCCATTGACCTTGATACATTTCATTAACATCCTCGAATGGAATATCACATTCGTATGCCGCCTGGAATACCTCTATCTCGTAGGAATTATTATCGGAATAGAATATATCACAAAACTCATACAGTTCATCTGTATTGGTTATACCGAGATCTTCTAAATCACCATCGTCTATATGAATTTCAAAATCACAATCTTCTTGTGTTATATTTTCAAATTTTTCAAATACACCAACATCTTCTGCTTGATCAAATGCAGCTGATATAATGTCATCGTGATCATAGGTGGTGTCATCAATGATAACATTTTCGGTTGTTTCACCGCCATCCCAACTAATGTCTACACTAATTTCAAATGTTTGTTTGTCACTCATGGTTGTTATTCCTGAATTTTAATTATTGTAATATCATCGAAATACATTTTGAAAACACCTTCACTATTACGGACAATGGTTGCAATGTGTTCACCATCACCATTGAAATAGTTTATTGTGTTCTGTCTTTTTCTGTCTGCCATTTTCTCGTATGTCTTTCCCATGTAGGAAACATAACGGTCTGCCAAGGAACCGGGGACAGCATAACCGAGAAACAGGTGCATAGAGTTATTCGTAATGAAATCCTTTATAGTTCTGTTCACGGTTATGTTTCCTTCGGTATCTAAAATAAATTTATTGTTTGTTTTGATTGCCTAACAACAATACCAAGCTATCCATCTTTTGTTCTAACTTGGTAAACGATGACCATAAGTCATCCCAATTATCAGAATTGGCATCATCCATATTGTCAGCAATGTCACGAGCAATTTGTCTTGTGTCAATATCAACATATTCTGCAATGTTACTACCGATAGTGTATGGATCAATATCATCTACACTACGGCGAATATCATCCATTTCATCCTTTATATCTGAAAGGGATTCATTGATACCGCGTTCAATGTCTTCCATTCTTACGATTGCGTTCTGCAGTTCTTCTGCAATAATAGGGGCGAGGATAGAGGCGAGAAATGTTTTCAACATGGCGTTAGTCCTTAATGGTTAATAGTTAATGGTTACTGTATCAATTTTGATATACAAATATAAGTAATTATTCTGAAAGATCAAAGCACTATTCATCATTGTTAGTTGGCATTACATCACAGTCCTCAATGGTAATATCCTCCAACTTCATTTCGGAAATATCCTCAATGGAATTGTTCTTAGCAATCTCAATGAATTTATCTCTGATGTCCAAGTCTGTATCATCTTTGGTTGGTTCTATTACTGCAAAGAACCCGTTATAGCCAACTAACTTACTCATATCAAATCCTTTCGGTATGTAAAATAATTATCAATCCCATTCTGATAAGGTTGGACTTCTATCTTCCATACCACAACGGATAGCCAACTCAATGTCATGGTGGAACACAACGGTTTCGCCATCAATACTCATGCAGGTAATACCATTGAGTGCATCCCAAAATCTGTCCATGTTTATGCCAGGATAGTTCTCTAGCAGTTTCATATATTCATCGCGGGTGAAACCGTGTTTGTTTTTCGTTAAACAACTGTTTACTTCTTCTCGAATATCCATAGCAAAACTCCAACGGTAACTAAAATAATGCTTATACTACATACCAATTAAATACTATATTAACCATCAATGAAATCAATAACAATATGTTTCCCAATATGGCTTCACTCTTATAGATATAGTATGCTCCGGCAATGAGACATACCAAACCTGTAATAACATTCCACCCACTTGTTGCAGGTTCAATATAGAATACGGTCAATGTTGCTATGGCCAATCCATAACCAATGAGTTTATGTTTCATAAGGATTCCAACGGTATGTAAAATTATCTTCCATGTAATTTGTTGATAGCTTCTGCTATCTCTTGTGGTGTACGATAATCATAGTAAGTTGTAATCATAGCACCTTGTACATGAATCTTACTACCATCATATATCTTATTGATACTATCACGGTAGTCTGTTATATCCATAATGTAGTCTGGATTTATGTAAGACACCACATTATTATAGGGATTTATTGTTTCAAACAAAACCATAACAAAACTCCAACGGTACATAAAATAAAACTTAATCAGTAAATGGTTCTAATCTCTCTGTTGCTAATCTAGCATCACCTTTAACAAAGACCAATACATTCTGGTGACACTTTGCTATCTTTCTACTACTATTCATATACTTGAATGAACGCATTGCAGCTGTTGCAGGTTCCTGTAATAAAACAATATCATTATACAATAGACAACCATTCCTTTCAAATATGTCTATGGTCTTACTCACAAACTTTCTATACATACCATTACGGTCTCTGGTATCACCAACAACAATGGCACAAAACCTATTATCACGGAGACTGCTCAAATGTCTTGATAGTATCTGTTCGTATGTCACTTCAAACTCGGTATCATTCATGTTGGATATATCACCGGATATATCGGAATATGTTTCAAGGGAATAATACGGCGGACAAGTAAAAAGAAAATCATGTTCTTCACTATCCCATGTCAATGCATCCGAATGATACCATTGTGGTATTACATCATCACATATTTCCAATGACTGTTCCATATTCGATTGGACTTGTTCTCCCCGGATGTCAATGCCAATGTAGTGTCTGCCAGTCTTTGAAGCAACTATACCACGAACTGAACCACCTGCAAACGGATCAAAGATAGTATCACCTTCTCTTGTGAACCATCTATACATGGCCTCACATAAGACTGGATCGAAGATTGATGTGGACTTCTGTTTTCTTTGCATGAGTTCGGAAAGGGAAAGGAGATTTTCTTCCCTACCGAGTTCTGATTGAATGCCAAGTGCCAACCAATATCTTCGTCTGTCCTTCCAATACTTTTGCTTCACATCCAATACGGATATTGGCGGAACGGTGAATATGTCCTTCAATGTTCTGGTCAAAACAATTCCAACGGTAACTAAAATAAAAATACTGTATATGCTAATATAACCAATATACAGATAAGATCAAAACAATTATATGGATAAGATATGAATACTATATGAATAACACATGATACACACTATACAGACATATAAGAATAAGAAGAATAAGATACGG